TAGGTGGTACTGGTGTAACTGCCAATGCTGGTAATATAGCAATTGGTCAGGATGTAGCAACAAGTGCTAGTGTAACGTTTGCTCAAGTAACTATTTCAGGTGACTTAAAAGTCTCTGGTTCTAGTGTAATAGAGAACACTACAACTGAAAATGTTAATATAAAAGACCACTTTATTAAACTTGCTCAAGGTAGTACAAGTTCTAAAGATGCTGGTATTTTAGTTGACAGAGGTGGTTCAAATGCTGTAACAGAAGGTATTGTAACAACAAACGCTAAAGATGCCGCATTATGGTATGATGGTGGAACTGGTCACTTTATGGTTGCTGGAGTAGCAAATGACTTAAATACAGGTGATAATACTCCTGATGATTTAATCACTTTAAGCTCTACTGAGAATGAACACTATGTTGCATTGTGTACAAACTCAGACAGTACACCAAGTGGAGACCAAGCACCTATTGGGAGCATAGCAGTAGATAACAACTTAAATAGTGGAACACCATACATTAGAATAAGTTAACAAACAGATAATAAAGGAGAGTAAAATGGCTAAATTAGAGAAAGAGCCAACATATAACTTAAAATTGGAACCAGTTGAGGCATTTTTTATAATGCAATTGATTGACCAATGTCAAGTTAAAGGAAGCGAGGCTGGTAAGATTGGGAATCTTAGAGACAGAGTTCAGAAGTTGTTAGAAACTCATGAAACTAAGACTGGTGAATTTGTTGGATATCAGCCTCCAAATACGGAGATAATACAAGAAGGTACACAGTAAAACATGGCTACTTGGAAAAAAATATTAACTGAAGGTAGTGACATATCTGAATTAACTAATGATTCAAACTATCTTACATCTGTTCCAAGTCATTCTGCTAGTTTAGTCACAAGTGGCACTTTTGCAACAGCTAGAATTGCAGATTCTGCAATAACTAATGCTAAAATTGCTAGTGGGGCTGTTGATAGATTCAAATTAGCTTCTGGAGCAGTTAGGGCGGCTAATCTTGCAGATGAGGCCGTAGATACTGCATCAATACAAGATAGTGTAGTTACTAGTGACAAACTAGCTACAGGTGCAGTGGGACATCCTTCTAAGCTTGCTAATAATGTAGTTGGTAATCAAGCAATAGACAGTGGAGCTGTAACTGCAACAGAATTATCAGTAAGTGGTAATGGTAGTACTTCTCAATTTTTAAGGTCTGATGGAGACAGCACATTTACTTGGGCAACTCCTACTAATACTAATACTACATACACGCTTGACATTACTGAGAATAATCCAGACTGTATTGTAAGTTTAAACCCAAGTACTGGTTCTACTCAACATTGGAATCTTACCAGTGAGGGTTCGATTGGATTTAACACTAATGAAAGTACTAGAGAAACTAGCGTTGATGTTTCTGAAGGTAGTATTACAACCGCTAGACTTGAGAATAGTGCCGTAACTAATGCAAAGTTAGCAAATAATGCAGTAACATCAGCAAAAGCAAATCTCGGTTGGCACACACAAACAAAAATATTTGTACCCCCAAGCGATTTTAAGGTTAATGATGACCAAAATTATGGTAACCTAGCTTTGATGGATAATGGTGGTCAAGCAAAAGTTATGTATGCTGTTCATGAGGGTTATGCAAATGTTCCAATACCAAGTGGGTATAAAGTAACTCATTGGAGAATTAATGGAACTTCTAGTGTAGCCGCAAGTGCTTACTATTCTACTATTGCCACAGGTTCTACAACAAGTGCTCAAGTTCCACAATCACAATATACAAACAACACTAATGTTACAAATCCAAGTTCGGGAATAACTGCTGACGATACTAATGGTAGGTATTTTATACTAGGATGGCATCCAACTAGTGTATCTCAATATCTTTATGGAGCAGTACTAACAATAGCGAAAATATAAAATGGCAAAAGAAAAATTAACAAACTCAAATTTATTAAACCTAACTAGTAAGCCAACCACTTATAAAACTAAGGCTAAGTTGGCTCATATGTATAAAGCAGATGATAGTCTAATGTCTGCTGATGAAGACCCTATTTCAAATAACATAGTAGATGTTATTGAAGAATTAAGAGGTGACCTTAATAAACTCCACGATGATGTCCATCATATGTATAAGATGGTATTTAATGCTTTTGGTTCTGCTGAGTCAGAACAATGGTCATCTCAAGGAGCTACTGGAGCAAGAGGTGCTACAGGTGCTAAAGGAAATGCTGGAACAAATGGAACCAACGGTTCAGCTGGAGCTAAGGGAGACAAGGGAGATAAGGGAGACACTGGTAACGCAGGTTCAAACGGAAGTGCTGGAGCAAAAGGAGACAAGGGTGACACTGGAGCTACTGGTGCCGCTGGAAGTAATGGGACTAATGGGACTAATGGTTCAGCAGGCGCTAAGGGTGATAAAGGAGATACCGGAGATACTGGCCCACAAGGGCCTACTGGAAGTGCGGGAGCAAAAGGTGATAAAGGGGATACTGGCTCTGCTGGAAGTAACGGAAGTGCAGGTGCTAAAGGTGACAAAGGAGATACTGGTTCTGCAGGCTCAAATGGAACAAATGGTTCAGCTGGTGCGAAAGGTGATAAGGGCGATACAGGAAGTCAGGGGCCACAAGGTGCAACTGGTGCAACAGGAGCCGCTGGTTCAAATGCCGCTGTTTCAGGGTATACGGGTAAGTTAAATCTTGTTTACAATTCAAAAGGGCAAACAAGAGAATTAATCTTTGCAAAAGGATTGTTAGACGCAGTTAAGTAATGTCAGAAGATTTAAAAGATATAATTAAAGTTGTTACGTTCCTTGTAGTGATACTAGGAGGCTTAGTTCTTGTTGGTAGTTGCAATAGTGGATGCAGTGTTGTTGGATATGAAATATGAGCGATGCCAAACCTAAAACGGCAAGGAGCTATCGTGGAACTGTGGTCGATGACAACGCTGTTGTATCTATTAACCTTAAGTGGCTTGGTCAAATGTTTGTACTTGTCGCTGGACTTGTCTATTCGTACTATATGGTTATCCAACGAATTACAGACCTTGAACGAAGAATGGAAATTGCTGATAACACAGTCACAGAACTGGTAGAAAATTACCAAATTCAAGAGGATATAAAATTTGCTAAAATGGAAGAGGAGTTGACTTGGTATCAAAAGGAATTAAATTTAAATCCATTAAGTTGGAGAAAAAAATCAAAAAAAAGATAAAAATAAAATCGAATAAAGTTGGTAACTTTAGAGGTGCAGAAGATGTGTTTTTTATAAAGGTAAGGGACGGTTTTAAAAAGTTTTTAGAGTCGCCATTTAAATAATGGGGGGTGCGAATGGAAGAATTTTTAGCCTTATACGCAGAAGCGGGTATGATAGGCGTTGTAGGGGCTATGTTTATGTTTATGGTTTACTCAATGAACAAGAGAGGAAACGAACAAGCAGAGGCATTGAGGAACTTGGAAGTTGAAAATAAAGGGCAAAGTGAGACACTTGAAAACATGGAAGGGATGGTTATCAAACTTATTGCAAGGTGGAACAAGTCAGATGATAAGCTTGATAGAAAATTTGATGGTCTCAATAAAGAAATTAATGACCTCGATAACCAAGTTTCTGAAATAAAAGGTAGTTTAAGTAGAGTAAATGGAAAACACTAATGGCTAAAAAAGTAAGTTGGATGTTTGGTGGTAAGAGATATTATGGTAAATTAATTAGGAAGACTAAAGAATATATTTATGCTTTAACGCACAATGGTAAGGTTAAAAAAATAAAAAGGCGGGGAAATGGATAGTCTAAGGGTAACAGGCATGACAACAGGTTTGGGATTTGTTTATTGGACAGACGTTTTATCAGGCATATTAATGTGCTTGATGTTTGGAATACAAATTTATTATTTATATTTAAAAACAAAGAGAATAAAGGAGAACAAGTAATGGGAATGGATTTAAAGAAAATGTTAATGGATATGGCAGAAGCACAAGCTGAAAAGATGAAAGAAGAAATGGTAAATCATCTTGCTAGTGATGAAATGACTGATACAATAGCAACTAGGATTAACGAAAAGATTGATATTCCTTTCGTATCAGAAGAAAAAGAGCAAATCTTTTTTGAGAAATGTGTTGATGTAGTTTCAGATATACTTGAGGGTATGTTTAGAAAATAAATGGGAACCAGTAAAATAATAGATAAGTTTAAAATTAAAGGAACAAAAACCTTTAAAAAAATGCCAGATAGTTGTCCTTACTGTCAGTGTAAAAAGATTCATGAAGTAGAAATACTTGGTGCATATAATGGAGCACTTATGTGGGAATGCGATTATTGTCATACTTTTCTATTAAGATTCACAAGTCGTACTACGGAGAAGCATCTCCAGAAAGCGAAGAATTTACTTATTGATGTTAGTAACTGGGAGGAAATTTGGGAACAGCAACCAAACTAGACAAGGGTGTAGTAAAAAGGGGAATAATTACACCAGATAAACATTTTCCCTTAGAAGATAAAGGTGCTATAAGATGTTTAAATAAGGCTATTGAGATAGTTAAGCCTGATTTTTATGTTGATTTAGGAGATGTAGGAGAATGGTTTTCAGTGAGTTCGTGGCAGTGGAAGAAAAAAAAGCGTCCACCATTAGAATACCAACTACCATCTGTTGATGAAGAAATAGCGGCAGTAAACAAAGGAATAGATAGTATAGATGAGGCTCTTGATAAAGTCAATTGCACTGAGAAGTATTTTTGTGAAGGAAACCACGATGACTGGCTTAATAGGTTTTGTCAAGAAAACCCATACCTTGAGGGCTATACTTTTGAGGAAGCTGTATTATCTGGTAGAGGTTATAAATACTATCCAGTTGGGAAATATCTTAAGATTGGTAAACTTCATTACTATCATGGAAATCACTTCGCTGGTATTAATCATACCCGTAATCATCTTATTCGTTTGGGTTCAAACGTTATGTACGGGCATCATCATGATATTCAGCAATCTTCGGTTACTCACTTGGATGGTGTTAAAAGTGCGTGGTCGATAGGATGTCTAAAAAGATTAGACTCTAAATCAAATGATTGGCTTATGAATAGAAAACATAATTGGCAACACGCATTTGCAGTAGTAGACTACTTTAATGGTGGACATTTTACTGTACATATAATACAGATTATAAATGGTCATGCTTCATTATGGGGAGAAGTCATTTGAACAAAGAAATAATAGACGCCATAAGGGAAAGACTAGAGCATGGAAAGAAAGAGTATCCAGATGAGCTTGATATAAATGATGGTAGAGAATGGGTGCAAGAAGCACTAGAAGAAGCATTAGATTTAACTGTATATATAACAGCTAAGTTGATGCAGATTAAACAGGATAAAAAGAATGCCTAAAGCAGTACGAGAAGTAAAGAATTTTAATTTAGGAGTAGTCACTGCGGCTGATGATAATGATATCAAAAAAGATGCCGCTACTTTTTCTAGAGACATAGACCCTAATAGTACTCAAGGAAGGTTAAAAGGCCGTTATAAAGATGTTTTAATTGATAGCAGTGCTAGTAAAACTGTTTTTCAATTTATTCCTCCAGAAACAGCTGGAAATGTCCCAAGAGAAATTAGTATAGTTTGGACTGCTAATAATGCCCAACCGGCTGAACATTCGTTATTTCAAAATCAGTTTTTAAGAGGTGAAGTTACTCTTAGTGGGCCAGCACCAACATCAAACGTTGTTGTGAAAATAAAAATTGATGATTATGCAAGTGTAGGTTCCTTTGTAAAGTTACATAGCACTAGTAGTGGCACTATTCCTCCATCAGAAGGCGAAGAGTTAGATATAACATTTACATCGTCAAATTGGGCGGCAGTTCAATTAGTTTATGTTAGGCCTCAAAATATCACAATAACACAAGAGTTAGCTCTTGTTCTTCAGATAACAGCTCAGTCTAGTGACTCTAACTGGAATAGCTCAGATGTTGACTTTAGTAGAAGTTTTAACTATATAAGTAATATTATTCCTGCTGTTTTAGTAAAAGAAAGTACTTTTGACAATGTATGCCAACAGGGATTGCAAGGGAGTAGTCAGCTACAATTCAAACTATCTACTAACCCAAACTTTGCAACATCTACTGGGACAGTAGATTTAACATTTGTAAGTCAAAATACATCTTTATTAAAAGCTCATAAAGCGGATAATCAAAGTGCTGTTAACTCTAAGACTCTTTCATTTAATAACGCTAATTATGGGACTTATCAAACTTTAGAACCTTTTGGTGTAGATGTTGCAGAAAAAAATGGGAACCAAAATGTAAATTTAAGCGTTACAGCTTCATCTAATGGAAGCTCTTCCTACTTATCGTTAGATACTAATCTTCAAAGTCTTGTTAGGTTTGATACAGGTAATTTTGCTACAAATGATTTTATTTTTGACGGGACTACTGACTGGAATATACTAATTCTTGAAGACGGTGGTTCTAGTGGTGGGGATGATGGTTCTGGAGATAGTGATGATGACGGAACAAAAGGGTTTACAAAACCGTAATGGCATTAGCAACTAATCAAGATTTTATAAGTCAAGGAGCTAGTTCTGTAACAGCTACAAATATACCTACTCTTTCAAAAGATAATAGTATAGAGTTAAAAGGAAAATTTACAGGCGAAAAAGATACTGAATATAATATAAAAATTACTGAGCTTACTGCCGGGGTTGTCTCTAACATAAACTTTGCTCCAAGTTCAAATCCTTCTGGCTTAACAAATGGGACATACGCTAATCTTGCAACTACAAATGTAAGCTCATCTGGAACTGGACTTACCGTTACCTTAGAAGTTAAACTAGGGACTGTTCATACTACTTCTACTGTTAATCATATAGACAGTGGAGGAAGTGGATATAAAGAAAATGATACTATAAAAATAGCAGGAAATTTAATAGGTGGCACAACGCCAGCTAAAGATATTGTTCTTACAATACTGTCGGTAACAAATACTAATTTAAAATATCAAACGCAAAAAGTTATTGATGGGTTACCTTCGGGATATAGTAGTGAAGTTACACCTACGGCAGGAGACGATAGTTATAATTCTATTGGATATGGCCTATCTCTTGGTTGGAGAAGTTTTGATTTCTTCTTAAAAGGAGAGCAGATAGTATTTAATATTTTAGCAAATGGAGCTACTACGTCTGATATGTTTGTATTAAAGACTAAAGACGGTTCTCATTTAATTAAGTTTTGGAATGGCGCTTTAGATGTTACATATAACATTAGCACTGCTTCTGCAATTGATGGTAATAATGACCCTACTGTAGAAAAAGAGAACTCTAGGGTTGGCTATCTTACAAGAAGCGCTAGAAAAGCAGATTTTGCTCAAATTAATAGTAAAAGCTTAAGTGTAGGACTAGGTGGAAGTAAAGCTACGCCACCTAAATGGGTTGGCATGGCTCAACACAAGCAATGGTCTAATGAATTAAATGAAACTACAATTACAATAGAAGATGCTGAATTAAAAATACCTAAAGACGTTCCAGCTTTAAGTGATATGGTAAAATTAGATGTAAGCGAATGGTACAATGCTTCAGGAGCTAAAGGCGGTGCTTCAGGTAGTTGGACTCAAGTTTATTTTGCTGGATTTGTTACAGGAGAGCCAAACTTATATATTTTTAGAACGGATACTAATGCATTTGGTGGAGGAAACGTTTACAAAGCAACAAGTTATATTCGATATGGAGCAGAAGATACAAACTTAGTAAGACCTTTATCTATCTCTACTGATGGCCCTCATTTATTTGTTCTAGATGACGTAGGAAGTGGTTTAGTTCATTGTTACAAATTTATAGGCTTAGAAGACTCAGGAGATACAGATAGTCCTATAGTAAGTGAATTTAAAAAATACAGTTCAAATTGGCCATATGCTTTACCTAATAGTCCTGCTGGTATTTGTGGAACAAGAGATATTGTAGGGGAACCTCATAGTGGTGCTTGGTATAGTGACATTATGGTTACTCCTCAAGATGCTAGATTTAATACAAGCTCTGGAGGGCAAGGAAGAATTTGGATACAAGCAAGTTGGGAGTTTGATAAAGATAATGATTATCATAAAGATTACTTAAATGAAGACGGTGAAGTCTATACGACTAATGATGGCCTTTGGAAGCCACCTATAATGGGACATACTTCCAATAAAGAATGGATATGGTCAATAGATTTAGCTAATCCTGCTCATCCTAGTGGAATGTCTCCCCAGTTAAGTGATAAGGGCAAGTTATTACTAGTAAATAGAAGTCCAGCTTTAAATCAATTTTACAAACAAAATACTATTCAAAGTTTTGGGTGGGTTTTGCCTGTAATAAGAGGTGACTATAACATAGAAGAAGGTGGACATCCGCAAGGAACTGCAAAAGACGAAAATAACATCAATGGTACAAATTATTTTGAGACTGATAGTGTTCTTCTTGGTGAAGATAGTATTTTAGGAAATAGTGAAGGTGCTCTTGATGCTGGAATGGGTAAAAAAATTCAAATAAATGAAGCAGGTGTTTTACAGTTATTTCAATTTGGTCTAACAGATGTTGGAGAAGCAACTAGAGTTGGAGTAAGCGTTGTATATAGTGGGAGTGACTATTCAAAAAAAGGGTCTACTAGTTATGGTAAGCATTATGGGCATAGTCAAAAATGGAATGCTTTGTATGCTGAAGTTATTTCAAGTTCTTGTTTTTACATTGATAGTTTTATTACAGGAAGTGATGGGGATAGCAGTATTACAATGGCAACTGCTGGCAAAATGAGAGATAGACTTTCACTAACAGCAGGTAATAAACCTAAAGAAGTAGAGCAAGTAGCATTGCCAGCATCTGGTTGCGTTACTTTTAACATAATAGACGGAACAGCTACTGGATTTACTGAAAAACCATTAATTATACCTACAAACGCTAATGTTCAAGCTGGTGGATACAACCAAGAAATAACTGAACTAGAGTTTAATAACTCAGGGTGGGGCAATGGAAGCTCATATACAAATTCAAATAGAAGTTTTCTAGGAGCAGGTAGTAAACCATCTGACTTAGAAAGAATTGTTTATCATCGCAATAGTAATGTAGCATATCTTGTTATGTACCATGAGGATGGAAAGATTTTTACACACAATATAGAATCTTTACGAGCTAAGGCATCTGAACAAACAAATCAAGGGGCAAATAGTTGGGTTAAAGAAACTTTTTTTTACAAAAATCCATTTCACAAAGAAAATGATAATTTTCTAAGTACATCTAATGCTGGATTATCAGCAAGTGAAAGGATACCGGGAGTTTTTAATGCAAATGGAACTTCTACTGGATTAATTCAACACCCAAGAGCAAATAATATGTTTAAAGGTCTTCAAACTGGATTAGAAGGAGCTAGTGTAGCATATAGAGATAGGACTACTAGAGCAAGTAATAGATATACAGATGTAAGTGCTATTAATTACAGTACAAATGGAACTTCAAACAATTTTGATGACTGGGAAAACGCTTATGCAGGTAAATTTGGCCATTTAAGAGTCTTTCTTTTAGACCATGAACGAAGCAGTGCATTTCAAAGTCAAATACAGCATTCAGATAGTGATAAAGAAAAAATGTGGGACTTTACACCAACATCTATAATAATAGGCTCTAGGGCTTTTTTATTAAATCAAAGAAAAGGTTCTTGGTCTTATATCTCATACACTAATCAAAGTGGTATTTTACCAGCAACTAGTAGTAGAGGATTTGTTGCTTCTGACCTAGGCTTAACTATTACTGGATTTGATAATGTTGGAAATGGTTCACCTGCTGATAACCAAGCTAGAATATCTGGCCCACTATCAGTAGGTACAAGTGTTTTTAATGGCTGGTGGGGTAAAGATACCCCTCCTACTGGAAGTCTTGGTTATGATGCTAACAAAGAAGCACTAGGCCCAGATTTTATGTACTACACCTTCAACTTAGTTTATGATGGATATCAAGAGTCTCCATTAAGTGATTCTATAGGCTCAAGTGTTGATACTAATAGCGGATGGACAGTTCAAACAACAGGTGATTGCTTAAATATAAAGATTACTGTTCCAGATATTAGAAATATCTCTAGAAGAGTTTCACATATAAATATATATAGGTCTGTAAACAGGAAAAACGAGCCTTTTGCAAAAGCTTTCTATCAATTAGTAGAGAATATAGGTCTAAACGATGTAAGGTGGGTAGTAGACTCAAATGATTCAAATAAATGGTACTGTACTATACTTGATACAGGTAAGACTGGAGAAACATTTGAAACTAGAACTGGAGTATCTGAGTTATTAGATAACACAATGCCTCACTATGGTTTATCTTGTGAGGGAGAAGGTTACTTGTTTATAACTCAAGCTTGGCATCAAACTGCAGATAAAAATACAAATTATATTTATAGGTCAAAACCCGGAAAATATTCTATATTTGATTGGAGCTCTGACTTTTTAGAACTACCTGAGTATCCAAGCGCAATTAGCTATTACAATGGTAAGTTATTTGCTTTTAGTCAAACTACTACCTATATGATAAATCCTCGAAATATGGTCATAGAAGAGACTTTTCTTCAATCTGGGTGTCTATCTAACGATTCAATAGTAAGCTCTGATTATGGTATGTTTTGGGCTGATAAAAAGAGTATTTGGTTATATCAAGGAACAAGTATTCAAAATATAGGTCTACCTATAGAACAAGGGTTAGATTCTTCTTACAGAAATCGACATAATTTGCCCTACAGTGTTCATGTTGAATTTGATGCTATATCTAAATGTTTTTGTGTTTTTCACAAACCAAAATTAGAATATACGCAAATAGCTGGAGCAGATGAAGGTACAAATTACAATCAAAGAACAGAAGAGGGTATTCAAGCGGCAGTTTGGGCTTTTCATATAGAGAAAAAAAGATGGGATTATTGGCAGTTAACAGATGCTGATGATAGTGGTTTAGGTAAACCAACGCTTTCTGTTTGCAGAGACTGGGAAGGTGGTGTACTTTATATGAATAAAAATGGATTGTTTAGATTAGGCACAGGACTAATTAGAAAAGCTTGGCAATGGATTTCTAAAAACTTTGTAATGGGCTTCCCTACTCTTGATAAAAGATTCTATAAAATTAGAGCAGTGTCCCAAAATGGTAGCCCTATAATCCAATATAAAGTTGATGATGCTCTTCTTGGGCTTGGTGTAGCGGCAAATGAAAAAGTTGCAACAAAGAAAGGTAAAAGAATAAAACTTTCTGTTAGGGGAGATGGTTCAACTGCTGTTGATAGTTTGGGAATAATTTATAGAAAACCAAAGGCAAAGTAATGGCAATAAAAAGTAGACAATTAAAGCAACTTGATGTAAAAGAATTAAATAGTGTATTAGATAACATTTACCGTGAAATAAATGAAATATTATCAGTAGTTTCAAAGCAAGATAATAAAGCTTTGGGTCAACCTACTGGTGCCTTTAGAATTGTACAGGACGGACAATCAAATAGTTATTTTGTTGAATTTAAAGGTAAAAATGGTTGGATTAGCGAAGACTCCGCTAATTACAAATTAAAGGAGAATTAAAATGGCGTGGTATGATTCATTAATGGGAATTGAAAGTTCCTCAGGCAAAAGAGATGATTTTTTAGAAGACAGGCAAGATACTGCTGATAACTATATGGGGCAAGCTGACAAGTTTCAAAATATGTCAGACCAATTCTTTGACCCAAACTCCTCCATAAACAATTCAAGGTTTGGAATACTAGAGTCGGCAATACAGGACAATACAGCATCTGGTATTAGAGATTATCAAGCTACAATGGCACAACAAGGAAACAATGTATCTTCTAGTGGTATAGGTGCTCAAAATGTATTACAAGCAAGAAGAAGAGCTGGAGGAGATACAGCCAATGCTTTAAACAAAGCATACCAAAATTCATTTGGCCTTGGTATGAGTGCAGGTAAGATGGGAATGCAGAACAGGCAATTAGGTGATAATATATACGCTGGTGCAAATCAGGTTAAAATGCAACAAGATTCTATTAATTCTTCAAAAAAAGCTGGTATGAAGCAAATGATAGCTGGAGCTGGGTTAAATATGCTAATGCCCGGAGTTGGTAGCTTATTAGGAGGAGCAATGGCTGGTAAAGGAACTATGATGGAGAATTTTGCAAAGCCTTATGCAGATAGTTTTAATAATGACCAGCAAATACAATCTAATTTTACAGGACTTTTAAATTATGCGGGAAATGCATATCAGAATCAGTCTCCAAGCGCAGTGCAGAGCTATGGAGGTTATGGGTCTCCATATGGTGGTCAACCACAGATGCCAGCTGGTTTTGGAGGTTATAGTAGCTTTAGATTAAATCAAAATCCTCAACAAAGTTTATTAGAAGAGGAAGGAGTAATAGAATGAGAGTAGAAGGCCCACAAACATTTATGACAGCTTATCAACAAGGTAGGCAAAACAGAAGGCAAGATGAGCAAGATAATCAAAAATTAGCTTTTAGTATATTTGGTGAAAAAAGAGCAAGAGATAAGCATGATGCTTTTATAGACAGAGCTGAAGAAGATACTCGTGCCGCTAAAACAATGAATCCCTTGATGGAATCTTTAAGATTGTACGAAAACCAATTAAAATTTAATACTTTAGATTCTAGTATTTCTAGGCATAGAGAAAAAACAAGAGCAGATAAGCAAGAGCATATTTTAAGTGAAGCTAAGAAAAGAAGTGATTTAGATTATAGCACTTATAGTAGAGGGCAAGATTCTAGTCAATATGGTTATGGCACTGCAACTACTGAAAAACAACAAGAAAAAATTGATACAAGAAGAGGATTAATGGATAAAGTTGTTGAAGGGGGTTTAAGAGAAACTGATACATTGCAAGGAATAGATGCAGATTTAAATAATATAGATGCATTAATAGCTAGGGAGACCGGTAAACAGTTTACAGATACTGTAGCAAATGACCCTGATAGATTAAGAGAATTGGCTAGTGGAATTATTAATAATAACTATATTAATCCAACTTTAGCTAAAACTGAAGATTATAATAAACTGTTTGACCAATTTGGAATAGATAAGCGCTCAAGAAATTATCAAGGGCAATTGCTAGACTTAGGAGACGCAAGAATAAAAAACCAAAAGCTACAACAAGATGAAATAGATAGGTTGACTATTGAAGAGCAAGAATTGTTTGACGCAGGTAATAATAAAAAAGCTAGGGACGTCTCAAAGAGAATAGAAATGTTAACTAAAACTTTAGGTTTATTACAAGGTGGTAATATGCAAGACGTATTAGGAGGGGGCAGGTAATAATGGCACAATCAAATCTTAAACAAAGACTGGGTATAGGGTATAATCCTCCTCAAACACAAAGCAATCCAATGGGACTGCAACAAGCTTTAACTGCTTCTTTACTTAACGATAGTAAAACTAAAGAAATGTCAAGATTATACAAGGACATAAGTAGGTATTATGAAGACCCTAAGTCTTATAGTAATGAAGATTTACTTAGATTGCAACAAAAAGGAGCTGAATACGGATTAAATGTAGATTTGGCTTCTGGTGATAAAGCAAATGTTTTAGAGCAATTAGGAGCTGGAATGGTTGGAGCATTAGATGGCTTGTTATTTGATATGATTCCTGATGATGTATATTCATCAAGGAGGACTGAAACAGCTAGGACTATAGGTAATTGGGCTGGTATTATTATTCCAGCAGTAATTACTACAATAGGAACTATGGGGGCAGGGACACCTGTTGTTGGTGCCGCTATAGCTAAGATTGGATTAAAAGGTGGTGCTAAGAAAGCCTCAATGAAACTTGGTAGTAAAGAAGGTTTAAATGCTTTAAGAATGTCTGAAAAAAGTTTAGCTAAGGCTTCAAAAGCTTTAAGTTTTACTCCCGGCGGTCTTGTTGGTAGATATATTCCTCAAGCGGCTCAAGGAGCTGGTCAGTTGCTAAGTAAGTTTGGCTTAACATCGGGAATAGGGAGTTCTATTCTTGGGACAAGAGTAGCTAAACAAGGTATAAAAGAAGGTGCAGAGTCTATTGCAAAGAAAGCATCTAAGTTTGCTAAAAAAGGTGATGTTGACGGAATGAAAGAAGCTTTGTCAGAAGTTGGTCAAGAATATGCTCCATACATGAGTGACGCAATGGAGTCTTTAGTTAAATCAGGTAAAGTAAAAGGAGCGGCTGGTGACTTATTAAAAGAAGCTGGAAGCAAATTTGGAAAAAGTAGCTTTGCTGATGATGCGTTAGATGGAATTGCAAAAAGCTATATGGGTTATAAAAAAACTGGTAAAGTAGCTAGAAATCACGCTGGAAAAGTTATGGAAAGCTTAAGAACTGGCTTAAAGAACAATAAGAGCATTGATGAAATTATTAAAGAAGCTAAGATACCAAAATCTAGAGGTGATGCAATAAAGAAAATGTGGAAAGACCCTGAAAGCCGTGCTGATATGCTAAAGAAGCTTGCAGAAAATACTCCAGATTCTGATACTAGTCTTATGGGTGCTTTAAGTAATCTTGCAGTACCAGCAGGAATAGCAACTCTAGAAACAGGATTTATGGGAAGTTCCGAAGGGATGGATGAAATAGATAACTCATCTCCTTTTTAAATGGCATCATACTACCCAGAGAAGCCATCGAAAGATTTTAATCCTGAAGAAGGATTTACCCCGTCTATTGATAGGCAAACAACACAAAAGCTTGTTAATTATTATAAGCACTACTCTCACAAATTTGACGAAGAGAAGATACAACAAGTAGAATTACACGCTCAGCATTATAAAATACCCTTTGCTAAAAGTAAGGAAGACAACGAAGTCTCTATAAAAGGGATTATAAAACAAGCTGGTGCAGGTTTTGGTGAAGGTTGGTCTACATTTAAAATGGGAGAAGACCCAAAGAATGAATGGGAAGCTATTGCTAGGAACGTAGGACACCTTGCAGGTTTTGTAGGTTGGTTACCTGTTCCCGCTGTTGGAGCTGTAGGCAAAGCAGGGTATCTTGTTAATGCCGCTAGAAAATTAAAAGGTCAAAGTATTCCTATGATGGGTGCAAACTTTCTGCAAAAGAAAGCATCTAGAGTTGCTCTTGGAGCAAAAGCTGAAGCCGCTAAATTAAGAGGAAGAGCTACTAAAGATGCCTTTGATTTTATGGGTAAAGGTGCTCCTATTGCAGAAGATATGGTAGCAGGCGCTTTCCATTTAGGTACTGCTAGTGCTATAAGCGCTTGGCAAGGTGGTGTAGATGAAATGATGGGTGCTTTTGTAGGCGGTGCTCAAACTGGAGCTGTTTTTAGAGGTATAGGAAACTTTGTTAAAACTGGCAATCCGGAAGGTGATAAACTCTTAAGGATGATGTCTGCATCTGCATTTTCTGGGTTGCCTGCGACAATGGCTGGACAAACTAATCCTGAACAGATTTATCATTATTTATTAGGTGCATACTTTGGTTATAAAGAAGCTCCATATACAACAAGGCAGAGTAGAAAGTTTATAGCAGAAAGATTTAAAGATGGGACTATTGGTGAGCCAGTTGAAGGTAATCCTGAGTTTGCTAAGTTACCAGAAGCTTCTCAACAAGCAACTTTAAAATTAGCTGAGCAAATTAGAGGTAAAGTAGATTCGCTTGGTAGACCCGTTACTGCAAATATAATAGTAAATGAATTATTAAAAGATATGCCCGGTATGAATAAACAAGAACGTACAGAGATGGCTAACAAGTTACTAGAAAAGGGAGTAACTGTAAACGAGTACGGTGAGATAGTAAAAAGCGTTACATTGCCCGGACAAGAAAAGCCATTAGAAGGTGGTAGAATTAGAAATGCAGAAGTTACAGATTCTGATGTAGGCACAATAAATGAACAAGTACCTTTAAAAATAGATAGTTTTGTTACAAGAAATATGGAGCCTTCTTGGAGTTCAAGCGAGACACCTAATAAAACTCGTGTAGAAACAGTTCTTGATGTGCATAAGCAATGGCAAAAGACTTTAAAAAATGCTTTTGAAGGTAAAGATATTACTCCAGAAAAAACTATGACAGACTATCTTCAAAAGAAATTTGGACAACTTCCTAAAGACGAGCATGATAGGTGGTGGAGACAATATGCAACTACATCTTTAAGAGATAAAGTGGTAGACCAGCTTACTGCAAAGCCTTTTGCTAAGAAAGGAGAAGATTTTTGGGAACAAATGCCTGAAGGTCATCAAAATAGAGCAGGTAATATAAAGCTTTTAAGAGAAGAGCCTAAGTTAATAGATGAAGTTTATTCAAGTGCATTTCAAAGATTAAATGGTAGCCTTCCTAATGCTAAAGCATACTCAGTCTTAGACCATTTTACTGCAATAGAAGGTCAAACAATGAAAGAAATGGGGTTATTAAAGCTCCCTGAGTTTTATGCTAGGAGTCAATTCCCTAAAGAATTAGCAAGAGCTCAAGAGTTAGGTGTTCCTAGTCCATATAGATATGCTAAACAAGCTTCTGAATTAGAAGGCCAAAGAATGGCTACTAAATTTCATGCTAAAAACTTTTACTCATTACATAGAAAAGCAGATATGTATTACTATGGTGGTAAAGGTGATGCAGAAAGAATGTATTTTATGAAATACCATCCAGAAGCAAGTGTAAATCCTAGTACATCTGAAATGAATGTTCTTCGTGATGCATGGGCTACAGCTACTTTTAGGAAACAAGGTAAAAAAGGAAGTTCTTTACAGTCGTTAAAGAATCAATTTACAAGAGAATTAAAAGCAGAAAGAAAAGAATATGAAGATACATACGCTCCTTATATGAGAGAGGGTATGAATGTAAAACAAACTGCTAGAAAAATGTTTAACAGAGCTTATTTATCTAATGCTTTGTATGAACTAGAGTTAAATGGATTTAATTCAAAGCTAACTTCTGAAAATCTAGCTCAGATATATGGGCCGGGAATGATAAATAGTTCTAAGGCATATAACAAAAGAGCTCAAATATGGTTTACTACTGGTCATTCTGGTGACAAAAGAATGATAGAGGCTGAAGTACCTGACTTAGAAAATGGTAATTTTAAATACAGGTTAATAAAAGATGAGTCACTAGCTGAAAAAAACTGGAACCAAACAACTCCAGCTAGTAAGATGGTTCAAGGCACTGATGGTGCTATTTATGGAAGGTCTGATGTTATTAAAGCTCAGAATAAAGACTGGGGTATGAATAACGAAGGTAGTGGTCATAAAAGTTTTATAGTAAGTAATAGTAGTAAGGGCCTTGGTGCAATGCTTGGTAAATATGCTGTCTTTCAAGCATCTCCTGAGCTAGAGTCTTATATGATGAAAAACAAATTGCATTTTATTATTCCAGAAACTGCCGCTAAACAATATGGTTCAAGAGAATTTGGTGAGTTAACTCGTAGTAAAAAAGGAATTGAACTAAAGGGTGGACAAGATTATTTACTAGCTCCTAATGAAATGAAAGGTATATTTTCTGAAAGATTTGACAATCACTCTTTAGATATGCAAAGATTACCAAAGCAAATGCTTTCTAACCTTACACCTTATTCTTGGTCTAGGATACAACCGGAAACTATTGAAAATATGTATGACCAGCTGAGTAGAAAATCATTTCTAGGTCAGCCTGAAATGAACGGTAAGTTGCAATTGCTTATGAAAGACCCTACTAATGAAGCATATAAAAGAGATTTACTAAATAATATTGACAATATTGGAACAAAAGAGCTATTAGTTGCGTTAAAAACTCCCGGTTTAGAGAAGTTTGCTACTGAAGTCTATAGAAAAATACAAAGAATGGACTTAATGACTGATGCTGAAATGGCATTACAAGAAGGAGAGCTAACAAAAGAAGAATATGAAGCTGTAAAAGGACAGAAGTATGAGTTAAATGTTGTCCATGAAAAGATACAGGAGCTTGTAGGAGACTCACTTGCAGGCCTAATGCATAAGTATGTAACTCCTTATAGGCAAACTATTATTAGAAATTGGGTTGTAAACCAATTAGTAAGGCCAAAATTAGAAAACTCTTTTGCATCAAGGATGAGACCTTATGAGATAGGCTTAAGAAATCAGCGTGTAAAGGGTCAAAACACCTCTTTATTAGAAAAGAGAGATGATATTTTCTTTCTTGATAATAACTATAAGGATTTAAAAATTTACTCTAAAGCCTTTCAAGGCAGTATGAGACTTGAAGATATATGGAATGATTACAATGCAGGTAGATATAGAGGTAAAGTTAAACGTCAAATAGAAGAAACTCTAAACGCTATTGTACAAAGAACTCCTATGGACTCAATGAGTGGTGCTCATAAGCTTAAATTTAAGGGTTTTACAGGGGTAAAAGGAATAGGGGTACTCTTACATCCAAGAACTATGGAAGCGCTAGGAGGAGCCGATTTAGATGGTGATAAAGCATTTGGATTCTTTGGTGGTTTATCTAAGGATGGCATGAGAGGTGGAGGTTTTAAAGAAGAGTGGATGGATATGTATAACTCTCAAAAACAAGAGTTTTACAAGAAGGATGGAACAGTATCTAATAACAAAACTGAGATAGACCCTATATCAGGAAGGCAGTATAGAGACATATTGGCTTTTACAGATAAAGAGACTTTAGATAAGATAAATAGTTCAGTATTAAAACTTAGTCCTTTACAAAGAATGAAAGCATCATTTGGAGCTTCTGGTGGACGCCAACAACTTGGGCCAGCTGTTGTAAATAAAGCTGTGCTAACAAGTGCATACGCCGCAATAAGAGGTACAGAAAGTGGTGAGCTTAAGATTCCTCAAACAAAAGGACTTTATAAAAAGTTTGATATAGTTATTAAACCAAAAACAGATGCTAAATCAATGGAAAGCTTTAGAGGTATAACAAGGGCAAGTATAGCATTAGGCTCTGACCCTATGGATGAAGCAGGCCTAAGAGGAAGAGATTTATTTTTTAAAGAAGCCGCTAAAAGAGCTTTTGATTTTGAAGTAAGATTTAAAAATGGCAAGAAACATGATAAGTTTTCTAAGATGTTTAGTAATAACGAAGGTCAAATGAGAGCTGGACTAATAAAATCCCTAAGTCGTATAAACTCTGTATTGTTTGGTAGAAATTTAGCAGAAGGAAGGCGCTGGTTTCCAGAAGAAATACAAATGTACCTTGAAGAAGCTAATGAAGCTTTGGGTGGAGTAGAATCTAATACATTGTTTCCAAAATTAGCTGAGACATTAAGAGGCGTAGACCTTAGTGATAGTATATTAAGAAGAATAAAATTTACAGAATTTGAGAAATCTTATGAAGAACATAACAAATTAGCTGATAGTTTAGGTGACTTAAAGTCTATTTTAGGCAGGGGTAGTTTTAAAACACCTATGAATACCTACTTAAAAGACATATATAAGAACAATTTATTTGAACAACAAGGATTTAATTCTCAATTAGACGTTAATAGTCGTTCTTTTAAACCAAAATTATTTAGTGGTAAGGCTTATAACGGCTTTTTAAATGGCAGAAGAAAGCTAAACCCTGAAGAAAACATGGAACATAGAGCTGAAATAATGCGTGACATTATGGCTAAAGCAGAAAGATTTATTAGTGATGATATTTCTGATTTTGCATCTTTAAAGATGATAAGCTCAAAGACTGAAGGTATTTCTAAAGAAAGAATTAAGCAGATATGGACTGAAGCTGACAAAATAAAGAAGGCTAGTTATCTATTTGCAAAAAGAAAAAGTAGCCCTGTAAAAGGCTTGAGTACGTTGTCAGAAGCTGAAGCTAATTTTATTAGAGAAATGGAGTTACAGATAGCTCCAGAAAAGACATCTTCTGCTATGAATAAAGCAGAAATAGATAGAAGAATTACTTTATTTAAAAGAGCAGAGGGATTAAACGATAAAGAAACTAGTCTGTTTGAGTCTATAATGCTTGGTACATATTCTAGAGGTACTTTGCATGAGTTAAATAAAAGAGTAGAATCTTACAAATCTCCTATATGGTCAGAAGAATTTACTAATGAAATAAATAATTTGCGTGAAATGGCTAGTAATACATCGACTACTAAGCTTGGTATAGAATCAGAAGCTATAAGTAATTCTAGTAAAAAAGAGTTTTTTCAGGAATATAGAAAAATATTTGACAGGTCTATTGATATAGTTACTGAGTCTGATAAAGCTAGAATTAAACAAGAAGCTGTTGAATCAAATAAGCCTATAGAAATATTTGACCCAAAAACAGGGGAAAAAGTTAAAGGACAACCGTTAGAAGCTAGTGACTACGATGCAAAAACAAGAAAATATATAGACGAAATAGGGCCATTTGAAGGTATAAAAGAGGGAACTCTTGAAAAGAAAGAGCATAGACAGCTGTTATCATCTTTAAAACAAAAGATTGAAATTGCATTTCCTAATATCGTGGGGAGAGACTTAAATGGTTTGATGCGAGACAGATTTAATAAGGATATAAATAAAGTCGATTTACATGATTTAAAAGTATTTGATAGATGGTTAGATGATACTTTGACTGGAAGTTGGTATCAGAAAACATTTAGTAAAATTAAAAAGAAACTACCTGCTCTAAGTAAGTGGCATTACTCTATGTTTCCTGAAGCTATTAATCAAGATTTAATGAGGAAAGAGATTCTGCTTCTTGAGAGAAGAGGAATGTTTAAAGACTCTCATGGGAATATAATATCTGGACGGACAATGAAACCCACGGGAATAATGGAGGTCATACAAGACTATATACATAAGGGACAAGAATGGAGCATTGATGCATCTGAAAGCGAAAAGGGTAGGTTTCGTGAAGAGTTAGCTCCATATATGAATCTTAAAAGAGGGTATGACCTTCATGAAATTGCAATTGCGTTAAGAGAAATAAATGTACCTAAAAAATGGAAGGAAAAATATGAAACCGTTGATAACTCTATGTACTTATGGATTAAAGAAGCTTATGAAAAAGCACATCGTGAAATCCCTAAAAAACACGATTGGGAAACACTTAAAAAACAAACTTTCCTCGTTCAAAAAAGAAACAAAGTAGAATCGCTCACTGGAGAACAAATAGTAAAGGAGATAAATGAAGCATATACCAAGAAAAATGAGGAAGCTCATACTTGGCTAACAGGTAAACCGGGTGCTTTAGATAAATATAAAGCTCTAGAATATAACAAAGAAGGTAACAAAAAGAGTGAATATGATTATTTTAGAGCCGTAAAGAAGAAATTCTTTTCAGATATGGTTAAATCAATTGAAGGTGGCGAAAGATTTAACATGGACTTAGGTGTTGATGGCCTTAGGTGGGTTGCTAGAAGAATTATGATTAGTCAAATACCAGCTCAATATGCAAAGGAAAGAAAATCATTAATGGAATCTATACCTAAAGATAGTGAATCTACAGGTAGATATGATTTTGATATATACTTTCCTCATTTAAATTTTAACAGAGCTGAAGCTGGAAGACAGATGGAAAGAGGTATTGATTATATTCTAAACAATAAATCTATGTCTAAGAAAGAAAAGGATAGAGAAGTAAAGAAAATAGTAATACATCACAATCAAATGACTGGCGACTTTATGGCAACTGATAAGTTTGGTGAGCATTTTGACCAAATGCAGGGCATTATGCAAGAGATTGCTACAAAAAAGAAAGTTAGTAAAGATAGAATTACTTGGTTTCATAACAATAAAATGGGAAATCAGTTTAGTAGAACTGCACACATTGACGGATGGGAGAGAACTCCAGAAGCTTATGAAACTTATATCAAGAATATTACTGATACATACTATAGATTAGCGTCTCAGGTTATAACTAAAGATGCAATTGTAGACTGGTCTTATCAGAACTACTTAAAAGCAGGAGGAAAGGGAAAGGCTGAAGGACAAGATATAGATTTAATTAATTCTTGGAGGTCTTTCTTTAATTTATACACTCAAGGAGCTATGGGTTATCCTACAAAGATACCTGAAGCTGTAATGAAAAACCCAGATATGAAGTTAAAGGGAAGTTTTTACGCCTTTACTGCTGATTCAGAGGTTACAAAAAAATTAAATAGTATAGCTAATAAGCTTGGTATAAGTAAGACTGAAGCCCAAAAGAGATTTCCTGAATTAGGAGGCCCTTATGATATGTCTGCTATAGCTAGGCTTAGTAATATGGAAGCAAAATATGCACTGGCCTCTCTCCTTGCTCATCCCAAGAGTGCTGTCGCCAATCTCTATGGCGGGTCAGTGCATACTATTATTAATACTGGTTGGGACAACTTTAAAAAAGGTCGTGATATTGACTACTTAAGGACTTATGTTAATCCTGAATGGAAAAATATGAAAGATGTTGAAGCAGCAGTTAAAAAGTTTGGAGTTATTGAAGAATTTTTAATGTATGAAGCTACTTTAAACCCTGAAATAAAGGGAGAAAAGTGGTCTAAATTTATGAGTCAAGCAGTTAGCAAAATAAAGAAAGACCCTAACTTTAAAGATAGTTCATTGTTGGAATTAGCAAAAAGTAATGGTATTACTGAAACTATATTTCAAAAAGCTGGTTGGTTTATGCGTGAACCTGAAAGAATTTTAAGAAGAGATGCATTTATGTCTGGATTAGTACAGGCTAGGCAAAGATTTGGCGGTGTTATCAAGGAATGGAACCACCCAATTCTAATAGAAATGGCTAAAAAGAATGTAAAAGCAACTCAATTTCTTTATTCTGCACCTTTTAGACCAATGTTTGCCGCTACTTCTCTTGGTAAAATGATGACTAGGTTCCAATTATGGGCTTGGAATGCTGTAAGATTTAGAAAAGATATCTTAAAAGAAGCAAATTTACAAGGTTATCAAGAAGGAACTGTCGAAATGGAGCGTTTTAAACGCCTAGCTACGGCTGATTTATTTATGATGGCAATGAGTAATGTGTTTATGTATTCATTATTTGAAAGCACACTACCTGCACCTTGGAGTTATTTCCAAGACACTGCTGACTGGTTGCTTGGTGACGAAAAAGAGAGGGATAGGGCCTTTTTTGGAGCTTATCCTACAGCAGTAGCTCCATTGCAATTAATTACACCTCCTAGTTTAAGGTTATTGCCTACATTATTTAAGGGTTTAGTTAATGATGATTATGCTAAATTATCAGATTATACAGTGTGGACAATGTTTCCTTTTGGTAGAATAATGAGAGATGTTGCTGGCCCCGGAGGAATGTTAGAAAACCCAATGATGAGTTTTGAAAAAATGACAGGGTTACCTTATATGCAGTTTGCAAAGCAAGTAACCAAATATCAAGATAGTGAGATTTTAAGTTCAGGAGATTATAAGTAATGGCTATTAGTTTATTTGCAAGAGCATTAAAGTTAATGGGAAAAACATCCGCTGTAGAGTCAAACATTGCAGAAGTTGTAGGCTCTGGCGTAAGAAAATATGGTCAACTTTCTAAAAACTCTAAAACATTTGGTGATATAACTGATGTCAAGGAACAAGTTGAACAAGTAAAAAGTGTTGTAAACGGGCAGATTGATGATGCTTTTCGTGAAGGTTTTAATCAACGTTATGGTGGTGCTCAATTTGCGGGAGGTCAAGGGACTGAAACTCAAGCAGTAGACGCTGTAGCAAATTATAAAAAACAATTAAATAGAGTTTTAGGTGGTAATAAAGGGATATCTGAACTTATAAAAGGTATGCCTGAAGACTTTATGCCTAGGCTAGAAGCTCTTACTGGTGAATTAAAAACAAAGATAATAAGAGATATTGAAGATATTAATAATAATTTTAAGATAGAGACAAATGCAGGAACTACACAAGGTCATTTATCTCTTCCTAGAATGGGAGATAATGCTGTAAAAAGCCATATGAACGAAATAAACGAAGCAATGAAGGTTATAACAAAGCCTTTTATTGATTCATCTCCTTATAAAAGCTGGGACGACTTTCAAAGATTAAATTGGAATGACGAAATACTTGACCATCATCATAATATGTCAAAAAAATTAGCTCCATTAATGAAAAAGCTTGATGAATATGACCCAAATCTTACTACTTATCAAGCGACACAGCTTGAAAAGCAAATAAGACCTATGGCAAAAGATTTGACAAAATTTAATGACCACAACTCTATTGTTTTAAAGGGAAATGAGCTAGCAGATACAAGGTTTTTAAAGTGGATATGGTCTTCTAAACAGGAAGCTAACATTCATTATTTAGCAAAAAATGGAGATAAGTATAGTATCAAATTAGAGCCTAATAGTAAAATACCTCCTCAGTTACTAAGTTACAGACAACGTGAAGAAGTAGCTTCTAGGGCATCTTCTGTTAACCCTAGGAATACTAGGTTTGAAGAGGGTAATGAAGCTTTATCTGTAACAATTAATAAATTATATAATAATGAAGGTAAAAGATTTAAAGATATATTTGGTTTAGATAGTGAAGCAGACCTTGTGCCTATAAAACATAAGAAAAAGCTAGAAGGATTTGCACATAAAGAAGGAGTAGATGACACTAATAATGTAATAAAAGCATTAAAAACTTTAGGATTAGGTGCAGAATATACTAGTACAAACATGAGTCAATCATCTCTTCAACTTTTAGGACTATTGTCAAAAAAAGCTCAAAGACAAACTAAAAGAGTAGAAAATTTGTTAGAACAAGGTTTATCTAATCCTGACTATATAGGAAAAGTTAGAGTTAGTTCAGAAAAACAAGGTTTAAACACTATTCAAAGAAGAGAAAAAACCCCTATTAGAGAAGTTCAAGCTAACTGGCTTGGTGATAGTGAAAAAATGCTTAAGTACAATGGTGAAATGATAAGCTATAGAACAAAAATGGAGGGAATCCTTGAATTAAATCCATATAGAAAAATAGACGGAGTAATGAAACAAGACCCTATTGGAAAAAATATTAGAATAGATGGTTTTTTTGAAGGAAGGAATTTAAAAACCGGTTCTAAAGAAAGACTTAGAAAAGCGGTTGATGAAATAATGTCAGAAGAGTCCAATGTAAGATATACAGCAAAATCTTTATTAGATAAGATTCAAAAAGAAGGAAACTTCAGTCGTAAGCTTGATGTAGTTAACAGCCTTATAACAAGTTTAGACCAAGCGTCTCCCGGTTTAGACTTCACAAAGTTTTTAGATAATGTTTTACCTAGTGGAGTTAGTCATAAAAAGTTTATTTCAGATTTATCTGATGAAGTTGTAGATATAGAAAGGACATTTAAACGGCAATTTGGAGATGAAGCAAAGCTTTTTATGGATGTTTCATCAACTCAATTTGATTCAGCAGGAAAGTTTATACCTGACAACCCAGTTATAAAGATTTATCATTCTGGTGTTTCTGTTAGAGAAACAACATTAGCTAAGGATTTTTTAAGGCAAAACTTTGGATATGCCGCACCATTAGCTCCGGGATTTAAGTTTTCTATTGAAGATAAAGAAAAATAGCATTCATGTACCTGCAATATAAAAAAAGAAAAGTGAGAGCTCTACCGAAATAGAACCCTCACTCACTGTTGACTTGTGTGTAAAGGAGGTTACTTTTCCACAAGTCCGGGTTGGACGAAATTTTTATAATAAGCACAGCCTTTTTCAACTATGCAATCTTTATTAGCAATTTTCTCGTCTAACCTTTGGTTAGTAAGGTATTTATAACCTTCTTCCCTATTCTTTTTTATGTTAAATACTACTCCACAGCACTTGCCTGTGTTCCAATTAGCACAATATAATTGAGCTTTTTTAATGTGGCTCACAAAAGTCCTGTAATTCGTCTGGTAAAACTTCGAAATCACATTCGTCATTCTCACAAATAAGTCCTCCTTCAGATGTGTCAAATTGTGCTTCTCCGTACTCTGCTGAATATAGATATTCACTACATTCAGGACATTCATATGTTGTCTTTTCTTCCTCTTCGCTTCTTATCATATTTCCCCCAGTATTCTTGTTCCCATTTATCAAGATGATTTGAATTAAAACTATCAGCTGTTGTAGGTTCTCCGTCTGAAATTGATTGACATAATTCTAGCAACCTTTGAGCATCTTTATAGTCTCTTGCTTTCATTGGCTTACTTACTAAATCTTGATAAATTTTATTTAAACCATTTTCTAACCAGTCTACTCTTTGTTGTAGCTTTTGTATTTTATACTTCACTTAATACCCCGTCAATGTTCCGTCTTTAGATGCTCTATATTTTCCTGACTTTACGGCTCTTTTTACATCTCCAGCATACAAAGTTTTACCTTTGCTACCTCTTGCCGCACAATAAGTTTTACATCTGTCACACTCTGTATGTAGTCTAAAGTGCTTTATACCTCTTAATTTACCACATACGCAACGTATATTGTTATCTGTTCTTGCCATTAATTTCTTTTTATTCATTTTTTCCTCTTTCTAGGTTGGGCTCCTAGCGCCAACCAGTTTACATTTGTCAAGCCTTTAACTTTTTTGGTTTAAGTATCGCTAGGATTATTCCATCATTGCTACTCTTATTCCTCACTGAGCAACCTTTCGGTTACAAACTCAGACTAATGTGGAGCCCTTTCCTATTTTTTAATCACAAACTCCAGATTTACATTCTGCTGGATTTGAATATTGCTTTAGTCTATCTTGTGGTAAATCTGATGGTAGTTTTTCTATAGCAGTTGGTGGATAATAACCTTTCCAACCAGCTTTTTTCCTTAATCTCATTGCCAAGTCTTGAGCAAAACTTTCTTCATCAATATCTTTGCTTATAAAGCATTCTAATGATTTTAAAATTATAGTCAATTCTTCATCTTGCAATGTTGCTTTAGGCAATACTTTTTCATCATATTTGTATTTTTTATTTTTATTTAACTTCATTTAATTTACCTTCTATTCTTTGTAATCTAACAATAACACTCCACCATAATACGAGCATAAATACCCACATCATTTCGTAAAAAGGAAAATGTTGAGCTTCAATAAATGTTTGTAACCAGTTCATTACGCTTCTCCTATATTCCTTGGTGTTTGTGATATTTTATCTGCTTTGATTTTTATAGCTAAATCTTTCATTAAAGTGTTAGCTAGTTCTTCTTCACTTGAAGGCATATGTAATGTAACTATGCCGCAATCATTTTTTGATTTACAACAATGCCAGATATATCTAGTATTACCATGTCTTCCTGAGATTATAAAATCATTTTTATGTGTAGGCCAATTCTTTTTAAATTGGCTTAGCAATCCAGTAGCATCTAAAGTTTCTAATCCAAATACATCACTAGTATTAACGTGTACACTAGTTTTTTTGCCACTTTCTAAGGTTACAGGTAATTTACCTTTCATATCTGGGATTACACATTTAAACTCTTTTAATAACTCTTTATATTCGTTTCTCATTCCTTATCTCTTAGCTTACTGTTCCAAAGAACAAGTATTAAAATGACAAGATTTGATAAAAATATAAATACGTCTATATTGTAGAAATTATGCATTAATATCTACCTCCTTTTGCTAGTTTTCTTAATAAATAACCACAAAGCTCTTCAGGTTGCTCTTTTACCCACTCCATTATTCTAAGAAAGTCTTTCTCATCCAAAGGGCCTTTCCTAGTATTACAAGTACGACACACTAACTGTAAGTTTTGTGCATTAGATGGGCCGTTCTTTGCTAATGGAACAATATGGTCGCAAGCAATTGTCCTAATGTTTAATACTTTTATACAGTATTTACATTGTTTTCCATAACTTTCATAAAACATAAGCTCTAGCTCTTCTGTGGTGATATCAAAATCAACCTTAGACATTTCGCTACGCTTTTTTAATGAGGACTTTAGTGAAGAGATTTTTCTCCTCAGCTTTTTATATGCTTGTTTCCAGAATGTTCTGTGAACAGGTTCTAAAACAACCTGAAATTGAGCTTTTGTGATTTTTGCCATAGTTTATGTTGTTGTCATATCCTTAACATAGAACTCTTTTGGCGCTTTTTCAAAATACTTAAAGAATGCGGGACATAACCAAATATTACGATTGTCTTCGTCAATATAGTTACTACCTTCATTTTTGTCTGTATCTTGCAACTTTAGTTTTACATCATAATCAGGTATTTTATTTGCTGAAAATGATATAACACATGAGTTTCCGCTTTTAGCGAATCTGTCGAGATGATAGTTTGCACCACCAATAAATGGTTCTCTAAATAACCCAGTTACAGGGTCATCAAATGCAAACATACCTGCCTCTATACGATAGGGGCTTAGTGTCATTATACTATTATTATAAAGAGTATTGGGCGAACTTGTTTCCAGTCCGTCCTTTAACCATTTTAGTATCAATTTGATACCCCTCTTTATTTAATGTACAAATTATAGCCGCTAAACGCATAATTCCCCAAGAGTTCAATGCTGTTATAGGTGTTATTTTAGCACCTTTTTGCAAAGCCTCCAAGACATATGTTTTTTGTGACTTTCCTCTACTTGGTCTCGCTCCATTAGTTGTAGCCATTATGACCTCCTTACTCTTTTTATTTTATACAAACTCATACCAGCAGGAAGTTCTTCCCCTGATTTATGAGCAGACATAGCATCAGCTCTTGCAAGTTTTTTGTCAATCTTTTCTGTAATCTCGACATTTTTATACTTGCTATCTAGTGCTTCTGTATCTTCGATTATTAACGGGCCGTATGTTTCGTACAATTTGTACCTTGCAGTGTCTGTCTGCCATACGCCATTACTATCTCCCACTTCTTCTATTACCATAGGTAACAAAACAGAATTGAAGAAACTCTTCGTCTTTTCCGCCGCTTTTTTACGGTTTTTTAGTCTCTCTATTTCATCTTTATATACTTCTATTTCGGCATCTATTAACCCTTCTTTCTTGTTTACTTGTATTAAAAAGTAATCTAACTTTTCTACTTTACTTTTTATTTGAGTGTGTATGTTGGCTAATTGAGTTTGAATAACTTTCTTTTCTTCAGGGTCTTCTTCTAACATTAGATTTAACTCTGTGTCGATAAGTTCTCCTATTAGCTCTTTTGTAGTAATAGCCATTAGTTATGGTAGTCTATTACTGTTAACCATACATCATCTTTTGGATTTAGCTTACTTTCATCTAAAAAGTCATCCGGATTAGTGCTTTCCCACTTTCCTTTTAGATTTTCCCATGTTGTGTCATCATCGTAATTTATTTCTCCATCTTGCCATCTGCATATCACAATAAAAGAGTCTTCAGCTTGAGATGAAAATAAGTTATCTTTGTCATCTGGGTTGTTAAAGTAATCCCACAACTTTTGGTTTAATCGTACACTATCATCTGAGTACCCACCATTATATGAGCTTCTATTCCAAGGATGTAAGCTTTTAGACTTAGTTTTCTTCTGCCACCAAATATCTAACTCTTTCTTATGAGATTTTATGTGCTCAGAATTAATAAAGTCACTGTTGTGATTTTTCTTTTCTTCTTCTGTTAAACAAGAGTCAAGATGATTTACTAGGTCTCTCCAAGTTAAACCAGCTTCTATTTTAGCCAGTTCTCCTGACCATCTACCTCCAACAAGGAACCAATCAGCAGGGCCATAATTCCAGCGGCCATCTTGATTAGCAAATCCTTCTTCTGTTAGGGTATCAGATACTATGTTTGAAACGTCAAGGGATTGAATGTCCCCCTCGGTGTTGTCGTGTGACGACACGACTATCAGGCGTTGGTGCATAGTCTTTTCTCCTTAATCTGAATGATGGTGTCCATTCTAATTCAACATTGTCGAATAAATCACCATCTGAGTTTTTAAATAAGCTAACTCGCTTGGTAGTATTGTCGGCTTGGCCTTCAATACCTATAACTTTACGAGAAGCATTTTCTATTGCTCCAGAACCTTTGCCAGCATACAAATCTAAAACATCATCTCTACTATACTGTCTTGAAACTTGAGAGACTTGCATTATGATACAATCATAATTAACTGCTAGACTTGACAACTGATGAGATATGTACCTAATGGCCTCATATTCTCCTCTTACACCTCTCGGTGGTTCGCTAAGGTCAATATAATCAACGACTACGACTGATGGATTAAGTTCTTTAATCTTCTCCTTGATTTGTTCAACCGTTGGAGATATTGTCTGAAAAACAATATGACTTAGTAAATCTCTATGATGTTTATACAACGTTTCATAGTTTTCATTTACATAGTCTTTGCTTTTTCCGCTAATTATCTGAAGACTTCTTCGATGCATATACCAGCCACTAAGTTCTAAACTTAAATATAGTGTTGGTACTTGCCACTCTGGCCTAATCATATCTGTTTTGGCATCGTATCCAAGAACAAGATTATGTGCTAAAGTAGTTTTATTTGCACCTGTACTACCGAAAACAGTTACTAACTCACCGGGATATATCATACAATCTCTGTTGATACCAAGATTCCTAGCTAAGTCAATTACTTTACCTGAAAAGTCAGAAGTTAATCTGTCACGCAACTCTTCATGTAAGTCTTCGGATGTGTGAACATCAACAAGATAATCTTTCCTGTTATAATGAACACAATGAGGTTTACAATACTCTTTCATAAGCGAGTCATTACAACTGTACTTATAGCCAGCATTGTAAACTGCCTCAACTTTTTCGTGTATAACGGTGTCTTCCAACTGATTATCATTCCAATACATTAAAGATGCTTTGGTTGCATCTGATGGAATACCGTTTCTACGAAAGTGAGAAGCTATTCTAAGAATAGTATTATTCCTATTTCCTTGTTGTGGGCCCTCAGAATACATTTGCTGTACACATGGTACTATATTCTTAGGCTCTGCAACTGTTTTTAAAGCCCTGATTTGTGGAACTTCAGTGATTACTTGTTCTTCTAATTCACCATCAGCCCATAAATCTGGATATTCAAAGTCATATCTTTGACCTTTTGCAAGATGTAATATATCTTTTGCAGTAAGTTCTTTTATTTCCTTGATATCTAGTGGGATTTTATACAAGCCTCTCTTTTCATTGAGTGTATGTGGAAGGCGGTATATACCTGTTCTTTGATAAACACTTGCATCAAGACCTTCTAACATTTGCGTCATAGTATTTTTAACTATAAACGGCAGGTCTTTACTAGCAGGAAAGTTAAATAATTCATTTGTTAATGAAATATGATAACCAGTTCCACTAAAATATGGTTGTATTGCTCCTCCCGGAGTATTTAGTTGTTCCAACTCATATAGGATGCTTTGTGCTAATTTAAGAGTATAGTCATCTGTATTTTGTCCTTTGTCGATGTCAATTAATACTTCGTCAATGTATCTTATACCAAAGTAATTCTTTAGCGTACCATTTTGACTTACATATTGCTTGCCCTCTTCATCGTAAAAATACATACTACGATATACAGGTTTATCTTTACCTTCGTCTAATATATAGAGGTGCATTTCCTCTATAGGGATGAGGAGTCCCCTGTTACGAGGACTCCCCACTGCTACTTCTACCCAGTGCAATTACTAACTCTTAGAAAGAGGAGGTTTGGGTAGTTCCACCAACATTAGGGGATGCGGAGCCCGGTGTTGTTGGTGTAGTTGCATTGTCAGCTTCTACAATGACACCTTTGCTAATGCAAAAGTTAATGTATCCTTCAAAGTCCTTCTTTTCAGAAGCAGTGTTACGGACAAGCTTAGGTACGACCCTTGTATAGACCTTACCATCTTTCTTGTTTAACTCTTTGTATAGATACGCCATGTAATCCATTGACGGTTCTGATGGAAATGAGGGTGCGTAAACTTCATCAAGATAACTTACGATGTCATCGATAGCTTTGCCATCTGCATCTTCAAAGTTACCTTCTTTAGTTACGCCGCCTTGAAACCCTAGAGCATCAAATAAGTAATACAATCGCCTTAGCAATGTGCAATCCTTAATTGTGTTATCTGTGTCTCTGTCAAAACTTCCGCTTATTTGCATAGGCTGGATGTATTGACTATTTTCCATTTTTAGATTAACAGTTATGTAAACATCGGCCCAGTCAAATCTATCTGATTTGTCTTCAAAGCCTTCTATTCCACACGCTTGATAACCTAGGTAATTACCGCTCCCATTAGCGGCTTGTGGTCTGAATATAGCCATCGCTACTCCTTATCTGGTTTGAACGATAAAACTTCATTTTCTATCGCTTTATAGTTAAAAGGCAACGTCTTTTGTGCTAATGGCCTTAGTCTACTGCCAACAGTACGTTCATCGTAAGATAAAAAGGATATGTAATACTTTTCATCATCTTTTGAAGCTGTTGTATAGCCGATAACATCAGCTGATGCAGTTAAACCATAAGCCAAACCACGAGGCAATTCCGGCATAAGTTGAACTTTGCCATCGGTAAGAGTACTGGTCTTACTGTGAACTACAAGCACTAGGTTTGCACCTTTTTGCTTTACAAGTTCTTGGAATCGCTTTACAACGTCTAGATGTTTTTTACGAGCTTTGCCCCAGTCAGCACCCCATTGACCCTCACCCATTTCACTAATGCCTAGTTCTTGAGTTACTACGTCTTCAATCCAACGATTGACTTGACCTAGTGTGTCAATTACTATAGTGTCATAAGGTAATTTGTCCCAGTTGTCTTTAAGATATAGATATACCTCAATCATACTGTATGTCTCTAAGGGCTCACCTTTGTTTTTGCCACTACGGATGCAGTGACCACGCTCTATAGGAGGAATCACCTCCAACACTGGTTTACCATTTTCTTTAACTACTTTGCCATCGATTGTTTTCTCTCTGACAGGTGCATTTAAAGAAGTGATAGTTACAGTGTTTGCTCCATCTACGAAGTCTGAGCCAAGGTCTGTGTCTAACATCAACACGCCCTCTTGACCCTTAGGGCTCCACGAACTAGTTGCAGTTGTCTTACCAGTCTTAGGTTGACCTATTATCATATAAGTCAGACCAGTAGGCATCTCTTCCCAGTCCGTAGATACTTTACGGATATTTAGTTCCATTGTTATTGTCTCTCCTGTTTTACATTAGGTCTAATGAGGTTCTCTTTAGTTACTGAAAGAGGCAAAAGACCAATCCAAATATACTGATAGTATGGTTTTTTGTCAAGCATTAACACTTGGTTTAAACCCATACTTGCTACCATTGATGCGGTAAAAATAGTATGTTTAGCAGTACATGGTTCTACTGGACTGTCGCCCTGTGGAATCCAAGTATCTAAAAAGTTATCGTTTTCTGGTGTGACTGTTATTATTTCCATAGCTAAAGCACCCATACGCAGGTCTATAAGCCATTCTCTGTCAGGGTTATCTTTCCATCCACGATAAATATCCATACGAGCATCCATGTTATCTGGGCCCATTATTACTTTATTTGATAAAGGTAAATCAGAACCAAGAGTCCATCTAGCTTCATCCATTATTACATCAGGACATCCGTGACGCAAAGCAGTCTGTTGAGCGGCGTAAGCTTTTGTTTTATGAAGAAACTCATGAGAATACATACAAGTTGAAAGGTTATGCTCTTCTAAAGTATCATCATCATAACCTATTATCTTGTTAAATCCCATTGCACTAGCTAGGGTGACAACAGCAGAACCGATGCCACCCAAGCCTACAATAGTTAATTCATCCAACTTACTTTGGTCAATTAAGTCCTTGTTTCTTAAGAACTTAGTATCCATAGCCACTCCATCCTTGGTAACCTGCATAATCATCTGGAACTCTATCATAATATTCATATGCATCTAGCTTTTGTAATTCCATTTGTTCTTGGAACTCTAGCCAGTTAATCTTACCGTCTTCTAAGTCCTTAACCATAGACTCAACAGCAGTACATTCCTCTTCAGTATAATCATGTGATTTACGAAATTCTGGATTACCAGCTTTTTCAATATCAGTGATTTTATTGTAGTATTTTTGAGGACTGTTCCAACCACCACCCATCATTGATATCTGACCACCAGCTCCTATAGCATAGTTATTTATAGGAGCAGCATTTTTCTCTATGCCGTCTGCAATTGCTATCCATGCTTTACTAGCTGTTGGTGTTTCTGTCATTATATCGTCTGAGTCTGCTTCATACACTTGAGGTTGACCATACTGGTCTTTATACGCAAATGCAAAAGCAAAAGGGTCTTTAGCTGTAGCTACAACTAAGCTACAATAGAAACCTTTATCAGGTGCCATTTCTTCTAAGGTTTTTGTATCTGTTCCTGAAAAGAAAGCACCCATGCTATGATGACTGTGAATTAAGCCCATATAACAATCCTTTAACTTTGGCATTGTTTGATATGTGCTTCTTAACACCTTTGCAAGGTCTTTAGCTTCCCATTCTGTTGCTGTTCCATGACCTAAGTCTAATGGATGAAAGTGTTCCAAGACAAACTTGTCCGGAAACCCATTCTTGTCAGCCGATAAACGATACCACGCAGGCCCAGACCATTCTTTAGAACTGAATCTGCTGTTGAAGTATTGAATTTTCGACTGAGTTTTTGTCGAGATGTCTAATTTCATTAGCTATTTTCTCCTTTTGTTTTTCTAGTTTAGTTATTGCAATTTTGCCACTTTCGTATTGATTATGTTTATCTAACTCTACGAACTCTTCGGGCCAAAACCTTTGCATTTCTCCATCTGGTTCTTTGAACGCATTACCAGCTCTTTTCCAATACGGTATAGAGCTTGATAACATTTCAGCACATTCCATATCAGACAACATCCAATAGTTAATTAAGTCATTACTAAATAAGAGCTCTCTTCTGTAATCTGAACTTTCATCAGCATCTAAAAGTCTATCAGGAGACATATTTATTAATGCTTCAAATATCTCTTGACCGTTTTCTTCTATTGATTCATCCCAGTTGCTTTTTACCTTTTCGCATAAGCCCATATCAAAGAAAAGCGTTGCTCCCTCTACCATTGCTTCTAACTTTGTTACATCAGGAGCAGTTTGTTTGTAATAAACATAATTAAGACGAGCAAGTTTTCTCATATTAGAGTAAACACTAGACCAAATATCTGTAAAAGCAGATATACGCCTAGCTCTTAAAAAGAACTCTTGAGTTAAATTACCATAAAACATATCATTCCAAGTCCTTTCAATTCTGTCCATAACCCTTAAAGGATAACTTAGTCTTGATAAATGAAGCTTAGATATGTCTATAGTTGGTAGGTATTTTTGCAATGTTAACACTGAAATACCAACCTGCTTTAACCTTTCATGTTCAAATGAAGTTAGTAGTCTTTTTCTATCACCATTTTCATCTCTTCTACTATACAAAGGTCTCATGTCATTAATATTCCAGAAGGGACTTTGCACATTCCATGTTCTATAGAACTTTGATAATAATGCAAAATATTCTAACGGATTTGACATTGATGCTTTATATAACATACTCTCAAACGCACCTAAACATGGTTTGTTATTTTGAATATGTGGATGTAGAGGTCTATCCCAGCCATCAATACGATTCATAGAGAAATTGTTACCAAATTCACCAGTTTCGACTGCTGTATTTTCATACATTCTTAATATAGGAGTATTTCCTGTACCTGCAAACTGAATATATGCATACTGCGGCGCAAATGTTACTTTTCTACGACCACGCATTTCTACTTTATCATATTTAACAATAAGATATGGTGCGTTAACAGTTTGTGAGCTTTGAGAAAAATAATACTCATTTATTACATCTTTCTCACTATATGGATGATTTGTGTCTCCAAGGTTCTTGAAGTCTACAATATCATAATGTTCAGATATAAGTTTAAATTGAATGTCCCTACTTTCACCTCCCATACTTTTAAGACTGGGAAATAAATCCATAAGGCATCTTTTTAAATTGGTATTCATGATACCTCCTTTGTTAGTTATTAAAAGTGGGGCCGATACATTCGACCCCAACAGAACTTAATCAGTCCCTAGCCCTTAGAGCTACCGGAAGTGACTTTATTCTTCTGGAAAGAAACGTAATCCCCATCTCTGAGGGTTGCGCTTACTTGTGCTTTGTCTTCATTAACGAAGATTTCAACACTATCCAGAGATAAGTCCCAGCCAGATGCTATATCAGCGGGGGAATCTGCTTCCAGTTCGTGTACCTGACCACCTGAGTGGAAAGATATCGCATAAACTTTAGCCATAGACTATTCTCCTTTGTTGCGGTTTGTGGATTCTATGCCACTCTGCATAGATTTACTCCAAGTCAATTGAGTGGACGTCCTAAATGGGCGTAACAGAGTATCACGGTACTTTGTTATCTTATTTTCACAGTATACTAGTTGTTCAAGATTTTGTAACTGAGTATTCGTATTTACTGCCAATACTCGCCATTCATCACGCTCTTGAGTTGCTATCAATAGGTTTCGTGTTAACCATACTATGAAATATGTAACTACTACTGCTAAACTAATATAAAGAAATAGTAATGTATTCTCTATCATGTGTCCTCCTTAAAAGATATACCTTATTGTATTCCAAGGTATAATCTTGTTATGTAGTGTTTTAAATTGATGTATAAACTGATTTTTTAATTCCCATTGATATCTGATATTATCACCACCATATTGTGAGACTTTTGCTTCTTGTATCTCTGGTTGCCATAACAAACTTTCATCACCTAGGCTTTCTTGCTTGTTGTATTCGTGTTTATTCTTGTTATGAGTTAAAAAAATAACCTCAGCTTTTACTTTATCCTTGTACCTTACAAGTGAATTTACCTGTTCAAACAACTTAGAGTATTCATGCAACCAATCCTCGTAAACTACTACTGGAGAGAAGTTTAGATGAACATCATAACCTGCATCTATAAATGTATTTACTGCTTTTAGCCTATCATAGATTAAACTTGTATTAGGTTCTAGCACAGATGAAAGTTTCTGCGGCATAAGACTGAATCTTATACGAACTTTATTACTTGGGTCATATGATAAGAAATTATTTGGTATAATCTTAGTTGCTAATGTTGCCTTAGCTTTGTCATGTGAAACAAAGTACTCAAATATATATTGCCAATCATAGTACTTACTATGTAGTGCAAAGTCTTCATTACATGAAATGTCGTATGTAATATAGTCGGGGTCTGTTTGATTTGGTTTATTAATTGATACATTCTTGACATGATTGTCAATGGCTAATAAAATATCATCTAAGTTTGTTGCATAGTTTAATCCTTCTTTCATATGACGCTTCATATAACAATAAGAACAATTTAATAAACAACCGAACCCAAATGATGGACTAATAAAATCAGAGCTTCTACCTGATGCTCTAATCTTCATTGATTTACGATTAATTGGTTTTAACATAGTACCTCTAGTTTGTTGCACAATATGATAGAAGATGTCCGGCTTTTGTCCACGTTAATGGTTCACGCACTCGGTTTTATTATGTGCTGGCTTCAACCTTCTATCATATTATTACTGTCCCTAACTCACTTTGGCGCTTACGCTCTGGGTATTGTTAGTAGAGGGAATAGGCTTTACACTCCACTCTGAGTAATGGCCATATCAAATCACACTTAGTAAAACGGGTGTTCACTTGATATTTAACATTACATTTCCTGTAATAACGCAGTAATTGCAAGTTTAATTATTTATTGAAAGCGGGGTAATCTAAACATAAGGAAAAAACAAAAACCTTATGAAAACCTATACCCCGCCAAAGGAAAGGTTTACTAATATTTTTAGCCTATCATTTAATCTTAACTGTATACGCTCAAAGAACACACCGATGCTGTTAGTGTTTTTAATCTAGATTTCGGTACATTGAGTCGCAGGAGATATGATAGGCTAATATTTAGGGAGAGGACGAACATTTCTACTTAAAAGCAGATGACGGTATTTCTCCGTTGTCTTTTCCAAGAGCAATTCGCCCCCTCGAGCCAGCATTTGTAATATATTAAAAATAATACATTTACGCAACAGTTAATTATTCTTTCAAATAATCATACCATTGCGATGTTGTCTGACCTTTTCCATCGTGGATAGCGGCGTGATGTTCGGCTAACATTTGCTCACATTTAAGACGGAAACTCTTTGGCAGGTGCTTATTCTTACTTTTATACTTAAGTAATACTGCTATAGCTTTCGCCATATTGCACACTGTTCTAGAACGAGCAACTGACTCGTCCACATATTTGTTAAAAGAAATCATTTAATTACCTTTCCTTTATATGATTTAATTGTAAAGCCTTTCTTGACTTTCTTCTTTTTAGGCTTGTTAACCTTATGAAGTTCTAGCTCTGCTAATGCGTCTGCTAGAACCTCATGCATAATACTCTGATAGTCACCCATTTGTCCACCATTGGTAAATGGTCTTATTGACAAAACTGCCTATCATCATGGTTACAGCAACAGCTATAGCCCAAAAACAAAAAGCAATACCAGACGTTAACAGCCATACTAGCCATTGTGGTATGTCAAAAACAATCATAGTTTACTCCTTTGGTTGCGCTGGTTTATGCCAGCCGGGTTTTAGTGAAATGCCTTTATTTGACTTAGCATTGACAACATATTGTCTCAGCTTATTAGCATTACCATTTATTATAGCTTTCACTACCATAGACTTGGGAACTCTCTTCCCATTGGTGTGTTTGCTCCAGAAGACAACATCATTGACGAGTCCTCTTAATGTTTCAGGTGTACATTTAAACATACTACTCTCCTTTGTTGGTTTTGGATTTCTTAGCAATCTTGCGATGCTTAGTAACACTAGAATAGGCTTGTTTGCCTGTCCTAGTCTTTACACCAATAAGTGGTGTTTTAATAACTACCATTTCCATAGTAGCGTTACGAGATATTACTATCTCTTTACTTTCAGGTTTGTTTGACATAGTGTCCTCCAGTTAATTACTGTTTACGTTATGGTTAATATTATAGATGGATGTATGTAGCAGGATTTGTAGTAGTACAGTTTTATAGTACCTACCCTACAATAGAGAGTCATTTGTTCTTGGTCTTTCGACTCACGCAATCATAGTGTTATCATTACAATAAATGGCATTAGGGGTATTACACCACAGCTCTCTTGGCTACCATACTGTACATTGTAAACTTACATTTACTTATGCACATTGCTTTCACTATTATATGATTCAGGATGACTTTCCCTCGCATATTGATTAACGGGTTAAACGCTCTACGTTTGTGTTCTCTACTTACTTGATGACACTTTCGTGTGATGCGAACCATTGATTTTAGGTTAACAACTATGAGGTATACCCCATCCATCAGCCTTTGATTCCCGCATTAGTTCCAATAGGAATTATCTCAAAGACTACATTACAACAGTATCATTACTTGGCCTAGTAACACTACCATTTCATCCATCTAATTCAGTTTAATTATAATGATATAAACGAAACAAATGAGACAGTCAAACAACTGCCCCATTTACTTTCCGTGTAATAAAACCCATACATACGCATGGGCCTTACAGACTTAGAGCAACCTTACGGTAACTTAACCTCTGCTCTTTGAGGCTTATACCACCCCATAGTACAGGCATCTAAATCCTTGTCTTCATTACGCTCCATCGATGAAGAGCTTACTAGGATATAGTTGCTATTTTCCTGTACTAGGATAGTATCACCATATGTATCAATGACTGAATCTTTGATGTATTTCTTTGTCAATGATTTAGGCATGGTGTATCCCTCAGGCCCTACCATTTTGAGGTTATGTGTCTTTATCCATTTACCGTTTGTATCAGTATCATGGATAAATTCACCCCTGTTATTAGTGTTGCCCTTATAAGTATTGGTGAATGTACCTGTATTTGCTTTAGACATAATGTTGTTTCCCTTTGTTATGGATTAAATACAGTAATGAAACCAATCATAACTGCACAGTTAGAGCGGGCTCTCGCACCAACGTCACGGAGATTGAGCGGAGTGGGGAGTGAGTTAAGATGACAGTGGCTCTGGGATAGGCAGAGTACAACCTACCGGATTGTACTGGGACTGTCAGCTGTAACGAGCGGTTTCAACGAAGTTGACACCCCACCCCGTGAAAATTGAACGGGACGGGTGCAGTGTATATCATGCACTCTCAATGTAAAACAATTTTTAAGAAAGGGTCTCTTATGCGTAACTTTGCCCTATGATAAATTATTTTTTAATAACTTTTTGTATAGTTAGTGTAACTTGTCTTGTTAATGATAACGAGTTAGATGAGGTTAATACAGTGTTCTATGAGGTTCCTGATTCTTCAGGTACTATCCATCACTTTAATGAGTTGCTTGAAGGTTCAACCTATTGTTATAAGCATTTAAAGTATGAACGACTTGTTTTATTACCTTAATCTCTAATTTTTTTAAAAATCACTTGACTTGTATACTATAAATGGTAGTATACTAGCAGTACGAGTGAGAGTATAAATCGTTGATTATAACAAGTATATGGGTCTAGCAGTTGTACTGCTAGTAGTAAGTTATGACGGTCTTAATTCCAAAAGTAAAATACTATACAAAACCACATAATCTAAAGCGCTTTCGTAAGCGAGACAGTAAAGGTGTATCTTTATGGAGAAAGCTAGTGTGGTCAAAAGACAATAAAAAGACTGCTAAGATACACGAAGACACTGTAGATTCTAATTATTCCACTACTTCAGACTTTATTATATTTTATCCTTGATTATGCATAGCTATGATAAATATATTACGCCTGTAGGTACACTAGATTACCAGAAATTGTATGAAGATATGGGTAATTTAGAAAAATTTAGTAGAAAAGAGAACCAAGAAAAGCTTTATCTCAGTGTTACTGAGTGGTTTAAAACAAAAAAGGAGCAAGAAAATGCCAAAAGTAGGAAAGAAATTGTATAAGACAGTAAAGAAGGCTAAGCAAGCCGCAAAAAAGTCCGGACAAAAGATGGTACGGACAAAAAAGAAGTACTAATGCCAAGATTTGGTAAAAAAAGTAGAGAAAGACTCAAAGGAGTAGACTCAAAACTTGTAAATGTACTAAATGAGGTTGTAAAAAACTTCGATATCACAGTAATAGAGGGCTTAAGAAGCCAAGAAAGGCAAAATGAACTGGTTAAACAAGGTAAAAGTAAGACTAAATTCGGGAAACACGTTCAGGGTAGGGCTGTTGATATTGCTCCATATCCTATTGACTGGAATGCTCGTGATGATTTCCATTACTTAGGTGGATGGGTGTTAGCTGTAGCCGCAAAGATGGGTGTAAAAGTTCGCTGGGGCGGGGACTGGAATGCTTCAAGTCTATTTAAGGGACAACGCACAACTAAGGATAATTCCTTTGATGATTTAGTGCATTTTGAACTGCTTGACTAGTGTATCAAATACCCGTCAACCATAAACAAGGTAAAGTATGGTACAGTATTTACACAAAAGAAGAGGCAGATGAGTCTAGTATACCGTACAAACACTGGAAAGATGTAAACGCAGGAGAATACGCCCTTTCAGATGATGAAGTAGTTGCTTTGGTAATTTCTAAGAAGCAATATCCCCACAAAGCTTCAGGTTCAGATAGTATTTACCTTAGATTCCCTTGGGGGTATCATATATTCCAGCCTAAATACAAGAATACAAAGTTAAATGCGCAAGGAAGAAAGACTCCGCACACTTTAAGTGGTAAGTCTCAGTTAGAGGTTAGGGCAGGTCAAGATAAGATGAAGAATCTAGCTATGGCCTACGCTCAAACAATGGATTATAATTTGTCAATCGATATGGCGTTGGGTTCAACAGACCCCAGAACAAATAGAAAATGGAAACGGCATATGAAATCGGAGGTATTTAAATCAATGGTAAGAGAAGAATTGCAAAAGCTATTGTTAAATCATGACTTAACAGCTGATACAACAATGGATTTGTTGCGTGAAACTATTGAAATGGCTAAGAATAAGAAGGATGTTACTAATCTTATGAGAGCCGCAGAGAAGTTAATGGACTTACATGGAATGAATGAAAAGCAAAAGACAGTTACTACACAATCTTTAGAAGCAGTTGAGACAAAAAGATTGATTAGTGACATTGCTGAAGAAGAGCGTAAATTAACTGCGCATCAAACGGAGGTTAGAATTGAGCCACAAAAATTACCGGAGAAAAGAGAAGGTGAAGAAAAAGCCAAATCCTCGAAAGAAAGCGGCCAAGAAGCTTCTGTATAAAAAAAAGAAGAAGTATGGATTATGAGGCAAAGTATGAGTTGGGACAAACGCTTAAGAAGTTTTATAAGTCTATGGGACTCTTTGGGAAAATATGCTTTCCCACTGCTCTTAAGGCTGAGATTCCACCTTTTCATACAGAGGTATATAAGAATTTACAGAACCCTAAAGTACCCAGAGTATTGGTTGCCGCTCCTCGTGGCACTGCTAAGTCTACTGTATCATCATTAATACTCCCACTGTGGCGTACTGCATTTAAACCTGAAGATGAAGACCTGTTTATTGTTATCATTTCCGAGAGTCAGACGCAGTCAATTAATTTCCTCTCAAGGATTAAGTACCATCTCGAAAATTCGGATACTTACAGAAGACTCTTCGGAGATATGGGGCCTAGCACAGCTAAAAGATGGACTGGGAATGACATCGTCCTATCTAATGGAACAAGAATAATTGCAGTTGGAACGGGTCAAAGAGTTAGGGGTTTTATTGAAGGTGATACTCGTCCTAATCTTATTATTGTTGATGACTTCGAATCTGAATTAAACGCCGCTACTCCAGAAGCAAGAGCTAAGAATCGTAAATGGATGACTGAAGCAGTCATACCATCCCTATCAGACGATGGACGTATTATTATGATTGGGACTGTTATTTCTGAAGATTGTTTTTTATATTGGGCAAAAGAATCGCCTGCATGGAAAGTTCTCTGGTATTCTATTATAAACGATGATGGAAGTTCTATATGGCCTAGTAGATTCCCAATGACAAGAATTGACAACATTAAAGCAGAGTTTGAGGGTGTAGGAAACTTAAATGGCTTTTTTCAAGAATATATGAATGAGGCTCAAGCACCTGACAATGCGCCTTTTAAACCTGAGTATGTAAAGCTACATCATTATTCCCATGAACGAATACAGGGGCAGTCATGCCTCGTAAGGACAATAGATGGAACAAAAGAAATCTTACCAGTCGAGCTCTATTCAGGAATTGACCCAGCTTCTTCACTCACTGCTCGTAGTGACTTTTTTGTTATTGCCACAATTGCTGTTGATGCTGATGGTAATAAGTATATTGTCGATATATTCCGTGATAAGATTAATCCAGCTTTACAGCCAGACACTATTATTGACATATTCAAGAAATTCAGACCAAAAAGAATGAAAGTAGAAACTACTGGTTATCAGGAGGCTTTACGACAACAAGTTAGAAAAACCATGTTAGAGCAAAATTTATATATTCCCGGATTAGAAAAAGGTATAAAACCAAGGAATAAGAAGAGCGAAAGGCTCATATCGCTCGTTCCTATGTTGGCAAAGGGAGAATTTTACTTTAGACCAAAAGATTTACCAGCACAGCAGGAATTTTTATCTTACCCAAAAGGCAAGCATGATGATGTAATGGATGCTATATATTACGCACTTGATGGCCATAAACCCTGTCGAGTTCCTAAAGCAGATTTTGACCCGAATGCTGTACAAAAAAAATCTAGAACAGTGCTTGACTGGTTGACAATGTAGTGCTTAAGTTTGTTCAGGGAAAAACGAACTTTTTGAGGTTATGATAGAAGCATATAAAACTCCACAGTCAGAGGATGAACAAAAGGAGCTTGTGAATGATACACAAGATACTTTTCGTATGTACTCGACTAAAAGAGACAATTGGGCGTTACACGCACAAGAAGATAGAGAGTTTAGATTAGGAAAACAGTGGACAGCTGAGCAAAGAAGAATTTTAGAAGAACGTGGCCAAGCTCCAGTTGTAGTAAATCGAATCCATCCAGCAGTTGAGTCTGCCAAGGCTTTATTAACCTCAAAAAGACCTTCATTCCGAGTCTCTCCTCGTGAAGATAGTGATAATAAAATAGCTCAGGTACTTAATGGTTTGTTGGAATATATCTGGCAAATTAGCGATGGTGATACAGCATTAAGAAATGTTGTAGATGATTACTATGTTACTGGACTTGGCGCTCTTTTAGTTTACCAAGACCCCACAAAAGATTATGGTAAGGGTGAAGTCTGTATGAAAGACATTGACCCTCTAGATATTTACATTGACCCTAATGCTAGAGATAGATTTGGAGATGACGCAGAAAATATTATAATATCAAGAATGTATACTAGGAAGCAGGCTATGAAGCTTTATCCTATGTATCAAGATGCAATTAAGCAGTCTGAATCAGACCAATACACTGACAGACCGTCAACAGATAGAGAAGATGATGGTGAGTTAGTATTCCCAGAAGATACAGAAACTAAAACAAATTCTGTAGGATGGGGAGATAATGATGAATATGTTCGTGGTTACGAGCGTTATATGAAAATTGCAGTCAATCTTTATAGAGTATACGAAAAATACAACGGCAAAGAACATCTTCTTGAAGAAGGTAGAGAGTACGAAGAGTACAAGCAGACAAGAGTTTGGAAGATTAATGGTCAAGTAGTAGAAGACGCAAGCATTGTAGAGCAGGAATCTGAAAAATTTGAGAGAGAATATCAACTAGAATTAAAAAAGATATCTGAAAAAGGTGAATATGCTCTATCTAGAATGGGTCAAGAGCATGGAGTCCAGTATATAGAAATGCAAGAAAAGCTTGCAGAGCAAGTTGAAATGGGCAATATGGTTCCAGAAAGAATGGAATTACAATTACAGGATTTACAGAAAAGTCAAGAAGGAGAAGCAGAGCAAGCTCAAAAGCAGTTTGAAGCTCAGATGGAGCAACTTCTTCCTCCTCAGATAGAGGAAATAACAAAAGATGACTTATTAAGAGAAAAACAGATTGAAACTGTTAAAATCAATCAAGAAAGAATTAAGCAATGCGTAATAATGGGAGATAAATATCTCTATAGCAGGGTATTACCTACAGATAAATATCCTATTGTCTTGTTTATGAATCAGCACACTCGCACACCTTATCCTATTGGTGATGTCAGAATGGTAAAGGGTATGCAAGAATACATAAACAAGACTAGGAGTCTTATAATAGCTCATGCTACTACAAGTACTAATGTAAAAATATTAGTACCTTCTGGTAGTGTGGATATGCGAGAGTTTGAGCAAAAATGGGCTCAACCGGGAGTAGCCATCGAGGTTGATTTTGACCAAGGTGCCCCTCAGCCAGTACAGCCGACTCCGTTGCCTAACGAATTATATCAAAATGAAAATACAGCAAAAAACGATATCGACCACCAGTTAGGCTTATATGAACTAATGATGGGTAACTCTGATGTTGCGCCTCATACATACAAGGCAACTGTATCTCTTGATGAGTTTGGGCAACGGAAGATACGGTCTAAATTAATGGATATTGAAGCTGGATTAAAAAGATGTGGAGAAGTAGCAATTCCTATGGCTCAACAGTTGTATAAGTCAGAAAAACTTTTTAGATTAATTAATCCTAATCAAACTATGTCAGAGTATATGATAAATAAAAGAATGGTTGATGACAAGACAGGTGAGATTAAAAAATTAAACGACATAGGAGTTGGCTCTTATGACGTAGTAGTTGTTACAGGTAGTACCTTACCAACTAATAGATATGCTCAATTAGAACTTTACATGGATGCTTATAAGAATCAAATAATTGATAGGCAAGAAGTTCTAAAGAAGACTGAGATTTTTGATGTTGAAGGTGTAATGGAAAGAACTGATTACATTGGAAAGTTAGAGGAGCAATTACAGTCTTTACAAGAGCAAATAAAAGATATGGAAGGCGATTTGCAAACAAGAGAGCGAGAAGTATATCACGCTAAGCAAAAAGCTGAATTAGAAAAATTTAAGTCTGATTTAGATTCTCAGTCAAGCAAAGCGAGAGCGGCTGGAACTGTATTTGAAAAAAGACTTAACGATGCAACCGGACAAATAGCCAAGGAAGTCAGAGAGGCTTCAAAGGACAAGAAACAGGACACTCCTTCGTCTGGTAAGAAAAAGAAGGACTCCTAAAACAACAGGAAAACAAGAATGGCAGAACAAGAAATAATAGACACTCCAGTTCAAACTCCTGCACCAGAACCTCAATTAGAGGCTCCACAGGTAGATAGTGAACAGGACTCTATAGAAGAAGCTATATTTGGAGGCGAAAATCAGGACTCTATATGGGCACCCCAAGAAGCAAGACCTTTAGCGGCCCCAATTGAAAATGGAGATAAAGAAGGAACTCAACAACCAGCTCAAGAAGCACCAGCAGATAACGATACAACTCGTTTTCAATACTGGCAATCTGAAGCTGATAAGATGAAAAACACGGTTACTGAGATGCAAAAGCAGAACGAAGAATTGAAGAATCAATTGATTTCTACAATGCAACAACCTGCTCAAACACCTCAGCAAGCAGTAGAACCTGCAAAGGAAGAACCAGTTGAAGAGTTTCCTAGTGCTCCTGACAAGCCACAAAAGCCCAGAGGATTTAATAGGGCAGATGCTAGTGAAGACCCTAATTCAGATTCAGCACAATATCTTGATGATATTGACAGTTGGAGGGACGATATGGACGAGTATAATCGTTTATATGTAGAATACCAAGGTGCTATGTTACAAGCAGAACGTGAGACTATGCAAAAAGCAGAAAAACAAAGGCAAGACACATTGAGAGCTCAGCAAGAGCGTCAAGATTCTATGCAAAGTGTTCGGAAGCATATTGCGGATACTCATGGAGTAACTGATGAAAACGTAGTCGCTGATTTTATTGAAAAAATGTCTGACCCATCATCTGTATCCCTTGATAATCTCTGGAAGCTTTATCAAATGGAAAATGGACAACTAAATGTGAATCCTCCAGTTAAGACACAGGTACCTCCTCCGAGCCCTGAGTTTCAACAAACGAAGAATGCACAAAGTATTCCATCGCCCATGGGTGTATTGAACTCCTCGAATGAGGCGACTTCACAGTCGACTGAGGACTCAATTATGAACGATATAATAACAAACTATGAGTCGAAGAATCCGTGGAAGTAAAATAGTTTCCTTGGACGAAATGATGATTAGTTAAAAGATAAAGAGGTTTAGCATGGCTAATCAATATAGTATAGACCCGGGCGTAGATGTAAATGGCTCAGTGTCTATCAACGATAACCGCCGAATGTTTAATTTCGGTGAGCGAGTTGCAGAACTCGCACCACAGCAGTCTCCTTTCTTTGTTTATTTGTCAAAAGTAGCAAAGAAGTCTACTGATGACCCTGTTTTCAAGTTTCTTGTACAACGTCATCAGTGGCAACGTAGAAATGCCGCAGTGAAAGCTACCATTTCTAATGCTACTGGAGTAGCTACAGCTAAAACAGCTAATGACGCCGCCGCAGGTGGTATCTTAGTTGATTGTAACTACGACAAGTACGGAAAGGCTGTTTCAACCGCAGTTGCACCAGAATTTTTTGTTAAAGATTCGGTAATTGCAGTACAAGGCGCATCTAGCGTAGAAAGATACAGAATCAAAAACGTAATTCCAGCAGGAACTGGTACTGGTGGCTCAGGTGATGCCGCCGCTATACGTTTAGGTTTAATGGATATGGACGGCTCAGCAAACACATCAATTTCTTTAGCCGCTGACGCTAAAATTCAATTGATTGGTAGTGTATATGCTGAGGGTTCAACTGACCCTGATGGATGGCGTGATGAGATGTTTGACAGAGAAGGATATTGCCAGATTTTTAAAACTGGTATTCCTATGTTCTCTGGAACAGCTCTAGCCACTCGTTACAGAGGGAAAGCTGATGAGTATAAAAGAGTGTGGCAGGAAAAGCTAATGGAACACAAAATGGACTTAGAGCACGCAATGCTTTTTAGTTTAGGTGGAGCTGATGAATCAGCTTCTGGTGGCCCGGCTAGACGCACACATGGTATTATCCCTTACACTGAAGCAAATGGTAAAATTTATAATTTTGCTTACGCTTCTTCAGGGTATGATGCTTTCTTAGATGCAATGGAAGATTATTTTGCACCTGAGTCTGGTAACTCTGGAAACAAGCTTGTACTTGCTTCTCGTAAGGTTATATCTTACTTGAACAAGTTAGGTTCTGGTTCTTTCTTAAATAATAGTGTAGGTTCTTCTCAGTACAGCCTAGACGTTCAAAGCATCAAAGGTGCTTTTGGACATCAGGTAACTATGGTGAATACCATCTTTGGTAATCTTCATTTTGTTGCTGACCCACTACTTCGTGGGCCTTATGAGAACTATTGTGTAGCAGTAGATATGGCTAATGTAGCTTATAGACCACTTGCTGGCAATGGTGTTTCAAGGGACACTCACATTATTACTAACGTACAGAATAACAACGTAGACGGAAGAAAAGACATCGTAATGACCGAAGCTGGTCTTGAGATTTCTTTACCTGAAACTCACGCTGTTATGAAATGGTCTTAAGGAGGTAATCTATGGCATTTGCATATAGTACATCAGAAGGTTATATAATAGCTTCTGAAGATGTTGCCGTTGCGGCGGCTTCTGGTAGTGCAGTTAGTACTGCTGGGAGTTCTTTAGCTGTAAAAGGTAAAGGTATGGTATTTGCCAAGGCAGATGAATCAACTGGAGTTACTGCTGTTTTGCAGTATACTTTAGATTCTTCTGTTATCTCAATCGGAGGTATTGGGGCAGACCCAAATGGAAGAGAACTTGGTTCTCAGACATGGGTTGCCGCCAAAGCAACAGAAGGCGATGCCGCCACTGGAGCTATGGATGACGATACACTCGAGGCTTTTCTTCTTCCAAAGAGTGCAGAATATGTTCGTATTCTGTATACAGCGGCTGATGGCACTAGTGCTATTACTGAAGCTACTGAAATTTGGTATGATGGAAAGTCATCTGGGATTGGTATGACCGTAGGTGGAATAGGGATTGACCCTTCTTAACAACAATGGATAGGGGGCTTTATGCCCCCTGTCTTTAAATAAGGAATAATATAATGGCCGCAATAGAAAAAACATTTTATGGAAATTCTAGCGCTCAAAAAGTAAAATCAAAAGCTATTTCTGGTACAAACGCTGTAACAGTATTAAATAATGCTGGTTTGCTTTGGGGGTTTTCTGCAGATTTTGAAGCTGTTGGTAAAATAACTGATAATACAACAAACATTGCTTTTGTTAATAAAAATAGTATTTGGTTTAATCAACCAGTTGCCTTTGACGCTAGTTTAAAAATTACTTTATCAGCTGGTAAAGCAGTTGTTTATTACGAATAGGAGTTATAAATGAATAATCCAAAGATAAAAGTGAGCACTCAATTAATAACAAGTACAACTCCCGGAAAAAAGTGGGAAGGCGAAAAGCCAGATACTCGTAAGAAAAGAGGTACAAGTAAAAAGAAAAAGGCTAAGAAGTAATGGCTGATGTATCATTTGATGACCAAGTCAAATTCTTAGCAGGGCCTATAACTGCCTATTCTAGTGAATTACCTCAGTTTTACTCAGATGGAGTAAGAGACGTAATACAAAGAATAGCCGCTGTAAAGCCTGAGCTTTTAAAGCAATTTTCTAATGAAGTTGCTGTGCCTTCTGGAGGCTTATCTTTAACAGATACAGCTAAGATACTTGATGTCAATTTAGCAGGATTTAGTGCACATGAAATAGAACCAAAAGAAAGGTTTAATGCTTGGGATGTAGATAGTATATACTATGCTCACAGTACTGCTCCTGTCTATTATACAATGAATCAAACTCTTCATGTAATTCCGGGTGGCGATACATATATCCAAGCTCCTAGTGACGATGTAGTTGATGCTTGTATTTTAGAGCTAAATGGTCAAAGTTCAACAAATCAAGGTAAGAACAAAAAAGCTCAGACTGGTCAAAAAACTTCTACTAGTAAGAAGATTTCTACAGCTATTAAGGGTGATGCACCTGTAAATTCAGGACTATAATGGCTACTTATCACTACAGATTTACTTACATTGATTCAGAGGACAAGGAAACCGGGCCCTCAAAAGTGTCTAGTGTTACCGGAACAGCTACTAGTATAAGATTGTACAATCCTCCTAGAGAAGACTTGTTAGATATTAAGAGTAGAAAAGTTTACAGAAGCACTAATACTGGAGCAACGCCTCCAGCTTTAAATACTTTTAAATTAGTATCTACGATAACTGGCAACTTACAAACAAACTTTGATGATAGTTTAGGGAATGTAAGTGGTAATACAGTTATACCGCTCCAAACTCAATTTGCTAGTGGTACTAGTGCCTCAGCTAATATTGTGCAGTATGGGGCCGTATCTAACGCCAATCAGACTACTTCTGCTATAGCTAACTTCCCAAAAGAATGGTATAGAGCAGTAATTTTATATTCTGCTAAAAAATTATGTGATAAAAAATTAATGGACATGAGAGACACGTTGGCTACAATAAGTGATAGCTTTGACGCTTCTCATAGTGCTCCTAGTGAAAATTCTCAAGGATGGGAAAAAGTTAGATACTATATAGAAGATGATGAGGATGTAGAACTAGCATCAGCAAAATCAGGTGCAATGAGCGCTGAACAACAACAGTTTGCATTAGATTATAAATGGCTACAAAGCCAAAGACAAATTATAGCTCAAGAGTACGACCAAATGTTCCAGTTTGAAGGAATGACAAGGGAGAGGAAAGAGTAATGGCTTTTCTAGGCTCCCCCCAAGGATTTAGAGCGATAGTATCAAATCTAAGACAATTGCGTAAAACTCCTGATTGGATAAATATGACTATGCAAAGAGCTAAAAGCATACTTAGTAAAAATGGACAACAATTATCAAGGTCTGCAAAGATAGCAAAAACTACTCCAGAGCAATTAGTAGATGACGCACAGCTTCGCATTAGATGGCAAAGTGTTCCTAGAAAAGACCAACCAGCCCTTAAGATGTTTACTATGTATGACCAACCCGGTGGTCGTCAAAGAATAATAGAAGCAATGAATGACTTAGACCGGCATTATAAAGAAACTGGAGCTAGTAGGTACTAATATGAAACTTAAAGAAATGGTTGAGATTATAAATCAACAACACCCAGAAATAGGAACAATAGAAGCTATGAAGCTTTTAAATAGAGCACAGGATGAGTTTTCTGCAAGAACTAAGATTTTAGAATCTGCTGATAAATTTGATATTCAGGCGAACCAGCGGGGCTACAAACTTGCTGACCACATACTGGAAATACGCTCTGTTGACTTTGATGGTAAAAGTATAAAGCGACTCGCTGGTCGACCTGAACATAGGGATTTAACATAATGGCAAGAATTAACGCACAATACGTTTATTGGACAGAAAGAGGGGCAATTTGGGTTGCTTATTATGATTCTTCTAAGCATGGCGCAGACAGATATACCTCTCCTACAGATTCTAGTAAGGATGTTCATATCTATTACTATAAAAAAGCAGACCCTTTTAAATTTGAAGGTCAATCTGTAGATGATAGGGCAGTAAGTGGAAGTCAGTATCTTGGTGCAACTGTTTCAGGTAGTGCAGGAAGTTATGAAGTAGGTGCTGATTTTCTAGGACAAAGAAGTGACATACCAGAACAATATCATGAGTATCTTGTAGACAGAGCTATCCAGCTTGGTCACGAAAAGAAAGCTCAATTAGATATTGCTCAGTATTATAATCAAAAATTTGAAAAAGGTGTTAAGTTAGGCAAGAGGTTTGCTTACCAAGCTAGAAGTGGAGCACCTATAAACATAAACCCAGTGGAGTTTTAATGCCTGAAGGATATACAGGAACAAACGTAGGTTCTTTTACATTTGCGCAGTTAACTGGAATATTATTTCCAAGTATAACTGATTCTTTCTTTCATTCACTTAGTATTGATGATATTTATAGTGGCGTAGACCCTTTAAATACAATTTTTACTCCAGTAGATAGTACAAACTCAATTTTTTCACCCGTTGACTCAATAGAAGTAACGTTTACACCGGCATAGGAGGTAAGATGTCATTTTTAACAGATACAGTAATATCAAGTGCTTATACAAGCTTGATATTTAGAAAGGCTGATGATAAGCTATATTATGATAATGGGACTACCGATATAGAGGTTTTAGACTTAGCTGGAATAGGAGGCACAGATGCTGACAATGACGGAAGATTTGAATTTGAATCTACTGATTCAGCTAGTGTAAGTAGTGCATTAACCTCTGGAAATTTAGCTCAGTTTTCTAATGAAGGTGATGTTAAATTTGCTGTAGATTTTAATGGAGTACTAGTCTTAAAAGAACAAGCAGGTAATCCTACCGCAGTAGAGGGTGGGTTGTATTATAAAAACGATACTTTGTATTTAGGTGTTCAATAATGCCAGAACAAGAGTGGAGAAAAAAAGCTTTGGCTAAAGATAAAGTAGAGCCAGATTTAAGTTTAAACGTTAAAGAGGTAGGGTTTATGTTACGCATGATAGACGAAGGAGTCCATCAAGGTAAATTCTTGGAGTTGGCCCTACAACTTAAAATAAAACTTCAAGGTAAGATGGAAACACTAATGAAACACAAGGAGGTCATCTAATGGCTACATGGAAAAAACTCCTTCACGAATCTTCAGCAACAGGTGATTTTCCTACGCTTAACCAGAATACTTCTGGAACTGCGGCAGGATTATCAGCTACTCTTGCTGTGGCTAAGGGAGGTACAAATCTAACAAGTTATACTACTGGAGACGTAGTGTACGCAAGTAGTGCTGGTGCACTATCAAAACTAGGAATTGGTTCATCAGGTCAAGTATTGACAGTAGGAGGTTCAGGCGTACCTGCATGGGCATCTGCGGCTTCTGGTGATATTGAAGGCGTAACAGCAGGAACAGGTCTATCAGGAGGTGGTACTTCAGGTACTCCAACTTTAAGTGTAGGTGCAAATCAAACTACTATAGGCTCAATTTATTCTTCATCTTTAAAATTAGGTGTCGGGACGTCCGCCGCTCATATAGATTTTCAAGGCGGTTTAAATACAGCAGGTATTGAATTTGGTGTTACCTCAACAGAAACTCTTGAATTTATTAATCAAAGTTCAGGTGTAGACGTTTTAAGACCAATAACAGATAGAGCCGTTCACTTAGGTGCAAATGGTAAAGTATTTGGTGAAGTTTGGGGTAGAGATATGCGGGTTCTTAATGACCTTTATATTGGTTCAACTGCTATTTCTGCAACAGCAACTGAAATAAATAAGATAGATGGCTTTACTGGTGACAGTACTGATTTAAACTACGCTAAAGCTTTGTATGACACTGGAGTTACAGCAACTGAGTTTAATTACTTAGATGGAGTTTCTTCTGATATCCAGACTCAAATAAACTCAAAGTCAGCTACTGTTGGTACAGTAACTTCAGTAACTGCTGGAAATGGAATGACACAGACTGGTACAAGTAGTATTAATCCTACTTTAAATGTTGTAGGTGGTACTGGTGTAACTGCCAATGCTGGTAATATAGCAATTGGTCAGGATGTAGCAACAAGTGCTAGTGTAACGTTTGCTCAAGTAACTATTTCAGGTGACTTAAAAGTCTCTGGTTCTA